CAGTCAGGTGCTGAGAAGCTACTAGCTGATGCAGAAAAACGCATTAAAGATGCAGAAGCTGCTGGTGCAACTAACCTAAAAGCTGTTGAAGACCTACGCGCTGCCCTAGCAGAGAAGGCAAGCGAAATCGAAGCTCTACAAAAGAGCAAGATGCAATTTGATGAAAAAGCAACTGGTGACAAAATCAGCTATGCTGAAAAAGAAGCTGCTGTACTTATGGCTAAGGCTACTAATAAAGGTATCACCGAAACCTCCATTTTCCGTGACCTAGTACAAAAGTTCGGTGCTCATATTCCTAGTGCAACTTGGGAACTTGAAGTTTCTACTAATATGCAAGACGAAATTCGTCGTGCTCTAATTGTTGATCCTATCTTCAATAAGAATATTAGCATGAATAACCCCGTTATGCGTCTACCAGTCAACCCTGAAGCAGGGTATGCTAACTGGGTACTAGAAGCTGGCTATAAGGCTGCTACATCTAGTGGTACTGCTCAGAACCACGTTGTAAAAGAAATCAACCTAACTGCTTATAAACTAGCAACCAAGGAATTCCTAGGTACTGAAGAAGAAGACGATAGCATTATTCCTCTACTACCTATCATCCGTGACGCTATTGTTCGCAGAACTGCAAAAGCATGGGATCTAGCTCTACTACGTGGTGCTGGTGCTGGTGCTGACCCCATTAAAGGTATTATCACAACCGCTGCTGGTGGTGACATTATCTCTGGTGGTGCTGGTCTAGCTAAAGCCACTATCCAGAAGATGATTGATATGCGTCGTGCCCTAGGTACCCGCGGTCTTAATCCTTCAGAACTAGTTTTCGTTGTTTCTAATGATGTTTACTACGATCTACTAGACGATACCTCTTTCCAAACTATGGATAAGGTTGGTACTCGTGCTACCCTACTAACTGGTCAAGTTGGTTCTATTGCTAATGTTCCAGTTGTACTAAGTGGTGAATTTGAAGCTAAGGCTGCCACCAAGATTGGTGCTGTTCTAGTTAATCAAAATAACTTCCTAGTTGGTCGTTACAAAGGACTACGTGTTGAGTCTGATTATTCTGTAGAAAATCAACAACGTCTAATCGTTGCTTCACAGCGTCTAGGATTCCAACAAATCTCTAGCGTTGAAGGTAACGGTGTTTCAGTATTCCGTTGGACAGCCTAATCTTTAGGTAATTATATAGATGGGGGCTTCGGCCCCCATTTTGCTATATATTACGCGTAGTATATAGCAAAATAAACAAGCAATAAGGATACCTATGGTAGATACTGAAGACACCGATTTAAAAAAGGATATGTTAGATGCTTTAGCTACTATTCAAGATCCTGGGCAACGTATAGTTTTAATGTTACTTATGAGAAGTATGGATAATATATCACATAAATTAGATAAGGTACTATCTGATGAAGCTAAAATTAAACATATAGTACTTAATGGGCATTCGGATGCTCATGATGCTCACCATAAGTGGGTAGATGAGCAAATAGCTAAAAAAGTAGAGCACACAGAATCATTAGATTTTATTAAAGCTAGAAGAAATAATGGTGGACTCTGTGAGTTCGCAAAAAGAAAAGTAGAAGAAGAAAAAGCACTTAATGCTAGTAAAAGAAAAATAAGTGAAGGTATTGTAGAAAAAATACTAGTAGCTGTTTTAATGTTCGTAGCAGGTGTTTGGGCTTCTATACATTTACCATTATGAAAAAAAGTTGGTATTTTAAGCCAAGAAATTGTTTAACATATGCTATTAGTATGTGGATTAAACATGGTGGTTACATAAAAATGCGTAAGAGTTTAATTGCTGAGCTGCATGGCTGTGGTAAGTACCATATATTAAATCTTGTACCACATTTTTTACATCAAACCAAAGAAGGTAAAGTAACACAACTAGTTCGTACAAAAGAAGAAAACATTAAAGCTAAAAAATTTGGACCATTTCTAGATTGGTTATGGTTATGGCATTTTAATGGAGAGATTGTAGAAGAGGATGTACAATTTACGGGGGGAACTAATGAATATAATATTAAGACCTAATATTTTTGTTAGAGGTATGGATGCTCTCAGTCAGCTTGCAAATGTATTTTTATTTAATGGTAATGCCAATGACTCTGTTAGTGGTAGAGCATTTAAAGAATCATGGAAATTGGAAAAAGTTATTAATTTTGTATGTTTTTGGGAACCAGAACACTGTAAACTAGCATACTATACAGATTTAGCTCGTGCTAAAACTATGGTATATGAGGAAGAAAATAAATGAAAGTAGAAATTTTAGAAACTAAACTAAGTAGCCATGGATTTTATGCAGAAGCTGGAGATAGACTAACAGTTACTGATGAAGTTGGATTAACTTGGTGCCAAAACGGCTGGGCGAAGGACCTTTCAGGTCAAATCGGCCAATCCGATAGAGTTGTAACAGATAGTACAATTAATCCAACCGATATGTCTATAACAGTTTTAGGAGAATCAGCTAATGGCTAAATATCTACACCCAACCGCAGTACTAGACGGACTTCTAGACAAAATTGCTACTGGTACTATTATGACAGTATGTTCCGCACAACCAACTACACGTACAGAGGCAGTTACAACTTATGCTTTAGCAGATGTAGTAATGGCAGGTGGTGACTTCACAAAGGCTAATGGTGATACAAATGGTCGTAAAGTTACTGTGGCTCAAAAAGCAGCAGTACCTATTGATGCTAGTGGAACTGCTACACACGTAGCAATCTGTGATGGTACTAATGTACTGCTAGTTACTACTTGTACTTCTCAGGCTCTTACATCTGGTGGTACTGTAACAATTCCTACCTTCAAGTGTGAAACTAGTGATCCTACTTAATTTATGTCTTTGTTAGAAGAACTAACATCCGGCCCGCTGGCCGCAGAACTCGCACCTCACATCGCCGCAGGCACTGACGGCGTGATTGCGGCCATTCTCAACCGTGCAGACATTCCAGCAAAGGGTAAGGTGTTGTCGCATGACATTCGGCAATACCTGATGTTGGTTGATTTGCTGATCGCCATCGAAGCCAGCTCGCAGCCGGCTTGTGTTGCTGCGAAACGTGCGTTGGAAGTCTTCCCGATCTTCGACCTTTCCAACCCGATGATCCTGGGCAAGTTCACGCAAGTGCTTGATGGTCTGGTGGCTGAAGAACTGATTCCTGACTTCACGGAAGTTCACAAGATGACGATTCTGTCTTTGGCTGATACGCTAATCAGCCGAGTGGAACAGGCCGGACTTGGTAACGTCGATCACATGGCTGTTGCCAAAGCATTGAGGGGTTAAATCATGGCTGAATTCACTCTATCCGGTTACAAGGCCAGTGCAGAAACTGCGCTGACCACAGAACTCAATGCACTTGCTAACGGTTAATAATCTGCTTAGTGCAAAAACAATTGATAATATACTACTAAGCCAAGGATTAAATCTTCTAGTTAATCATTTAGCTAATAGTAATTTACTTACTACAGCTGATTTAATTCAAGCTAATACTTTAATATTACAAAGTCTAGCTACTGGTAATTCAATAAGCTCAGTATTACTATACCAAGCTTATGTACTAACGGTTAATAATCTGCTTAGTGCAAAAACAATTGATAATATACTACTAAGCCAAGGATTAAATCTTCTAGTTAATCATTTAGCTAATAGTAGTTTACTCACTACAGCTGATTTAATTCAAGCTAATAGTCTAATACTACAGAGTTTAGCTTCTTCAAACTCAATAAGTTCAGTATTACTATACCAAGCACATAGTTTACTAATTGATAGTCTAAATATAAATTCTAGTATAGAAGAGTTTGCACTTTCACAAGGCATAACTATAAGTTTACTAAATCTATTAGTATCAAATACTAATAGCACTATAGAATTAAACCAGAGTAATGTATTATTAGTTGACTACTTAGATGTAAGTTCTTTTACTGATAATTTAGAATTAGGTACACAAGCACAGTTAATTATATCTGATATTCTTCATAGTAGTTTTATAAATAATATCATTTGGATTAATAATATTATTCCAGAAGCTAGAATAATAGTAACAAGTACTGATAATAGGTATGTTTTAATACCTATAGAAAATAGGTTCTTACTAATAGCTAAGGACGATAGAACTTTATTTGGAGTTTAAAAATGAAATATCTCACTAAAGGTGACTTGCTCACCCTCCTAGATGATGAAGCAAGCGCCTTTACTGCATTCATGATGGACCCTGCTCAATTCGGGGTTCAAGAACCTTTGCTCACTACGCTGAAGCTGGAGAAGCAGAAGTTCGACTGGACGAATGGTGTGGATGTGGGTCTGCCTCAAGTGCAGGCACTGGTATCTGTGCTGCAAGGCTACGGTGTTATCTCGGCTGAGAAAGCTGCTGCCATTCATGCGACGCCTGACACCCCTGAACTGGATTCATTCACGGTCAACATTCTGGCTCAGGATGAGATTACCGAAGCGAATCGCTACGGCGCTGAAATGCGTGGCAGTAACTATTACACCAAGGTTGATTTCCTGAATGACACCAAGGGCGAGGTTGTTACTGAAGAATTTATCTTCGACCGAGTACCTTCTGAAGCTGAAATGACTGCTGCCATCATGCAGCACATCAAACACTTGAAGGCTCGCTAATGGCTGTCCAGACAGTTACAGCCAACGTGAATGCTGATGCGATTGCATCGGGTGCATGGCGTTCCAATGACTCTCTGACCATCAATAATGGCGCAGTGGTTACGGTCAACACGGATCAAGCTAGGTTCTGGAATAGCATCACCATCAACAACGGCAAGCTGCGCATTGAGAATACCAGTACGACTGATGCCATTCGTTTCATCATGGGGCGGGTATCAGGAACCGCAGCAGGCAACATCACACCTGCCTCTGGATTGGGTTCTGTGGAGATTGCAGGTAACTGGATTGAAATAGGTACGAGTAACGGTACAGCAGGCCAGACTTTCACCGTGCCTTACCGTGATTACGTGGCTGCGTTGTGGGTAGAGACTGCACCTAGTTCTGGCGTCTATGAGTCCTGGGCGAATGCTGGTGAACCTTACGGTATGGTTCCTAAATGGCTGTTGTCTGGTCTTGCTGCGTTTGGTAAAGGCCGCAAGGGCATGGTGTTTAAACAAACCCCTAATACCGCACAGCATCGCAATATCGTTCTGACCAACTGTTCCATTACCAATGCCAGCCGTATTGCTACGGTAAGCAGCACAACTGACTTATCTCCAGGCGCACATATCACTGGTTCAGCAGGTATTACTGCGAATACGGTAGTTGAGAAAGTGCTGTCTGCCACTCAGTTTGAAATGAATGTGGCGGCTACGGCTACCAGTTCAGTCGTTACGATGACTATCTATACCACTTGGGAAGTACAGCATACAAACCAAGTGGTATTCGGTGATGACTTCGACGGTGCGATTCCGCCGAATGGTTGCAAGATCAGAATCCCGAACATCATGGTGACGCATGTATGTGGCGAGAATATTCACAACGGGGCAGTCACTGGAACCTATATCGCCTTAACTAATTCAGGTAGTTTGATTGCCGATACTTGCTTATTTGATGTGGCTCCGGGTAACTATACCGGAGCAGAGAAACTTTCACTGAAACGTATTGGTTGTAGTTATCCGCCAACGCTCAGTAAGGTTTACGGCATTGATATTGATGATATGTGTGTGGCGGTACGTCCCTTCCGTAATCATTGGGGAGCAACTACACCTGTACTTGATACTACTGCAACCAACGCTGGAAGCAACGGCACGCTTTGGGCTATTAGCTACATTACCGGTTCAGTTAAAAAAATACACATAGCCGCCACTAAACAGATTGGTGGTGGTACTTCCAGCATTCTGCGCTTCGACTATTGCGATGGACTTACTTTAGAAGACACTCGTCTTATTTGTCAGGGTGGCAGAAATGCTCAATCCATGCTTGCGCTATATTATGTCAATAACTCAATTATTGATGGTGTAGAAACGTATGGTGGCCCACCCATTCGTTTTGTCACTTCTTCTGATAACAAAGTAAGTAACGTAGTGTTTGGAATGAGTGTGTATTCAGAAGGTGTTTCTTACGATTACACTAGGTACACTCTGTCGGCACAATATGATCCGGTAACAGGTAATCCGTTAGCTGAAAATACGCGGTACTATATTAAGCCATTCTGGCAAGAGTATGCCAATATGGGCTACACCGGCTTCTTTGGTGATTGGAGGGAGCATTCTGCTGTTCCGCACCTCATGCCTACAGATGGTGTTCCTCAAGTATGGATAACGCCGGGAAACAATACGGTTTCTATAGGCTGGACTAGACTTGATCCAACACACACATCTCCAGCTTATGAGGTCTATCGGTCTACTGATCCTGCGGTTCCTGTAAGAGATGCTGGCACTCGGGTATTTACGACAAGTACGGTAACTATTGTTACTGCGGCAGACAATACGGCAGTCAATGGAACCACTTATTACTATGTGTTGCGTAAATATGCCTCTGCCGGTGTTTATGTAGATACACCTGCATTAAGAGCCACGCCTAAAGCATCGCTTCCATATACAAACTTTGCCAGATACTCCCACGACATTAGTAGTTCAACATGGGTTAAGTCCAATATCACAGCGGGGTCTACAGCAGCATGGGCTGGCTCTGGTATGGATGGAAATAAAGGTACGTCAATCAGACAACTGCTTGCAACGGCAGAGGCAGGTAATGGAACGGCAACACTCTCCGTTACTGGTCTAACAATAGCGACTACCTACACTGCATCTATACTGATGCAGGCAGTTCCACGCAAGGCAACGAATACCCTTTACCCAACGGTGGCTGGTAGGATTACCTTTGGTACAGCATTTACTGATTTCACGCTGACAGATACGTTAGAAGTAAAGCACGTCACTTTTGTTGCTACTGCAACAAGCCATGATTTAGTTATACGAATGAATAGATCGGCTGACGTTATTGCTTATGAAGGTGTATTTGTAACAGGCACTTCAACTCCTGTATTTACGCAAGAAACTGCTGCTGCCGCAGTCACTCCGGATATTGGTATGAATTATGCGGGTTCTAGGGGTTATACGAGTGGAGGTGAAACTCGCAACCAAGGAATAATCCTTACCGGAAATTCTAACTTGGTGTGGAATATATGGTGCGTTGGCACTGATCCTGACTTTGTACCAAGCAAGGAAAACATTCTGTATTGGACCGCTGTTGCAACACCATTCTTTGTATTTACTACATCCTCAAATAGAAATGTATTAGAAAACGTAACACAATCTGGATGGGGTGGTGCTGTTCAGGCAGCCTTTAATTTAACGGCTTCAAGTTCAGATAACTATATTCGTAATATTGATCTGAAATTAGGCACTGGGTTTTTCAGTGGCACATCTGCTAATATAGATATTCAGTTTGACTCAAACAGAAACCGTTTTAAGAATATTCAAATAGATGGCAATATGGTGAGAGGGGCTAGCAATCCAGTTGTTTATGCGTTGAATACCGCCAGCGATACAATTTTGGAAAATGTAAGAACTGAATTCGGAAGTGCTGCCTTATATACCTATAACAACGGCATGATTTTCAAAGGTGTAGGAGGCGGTGGTGCATCTAAGGAAGATGGGGCGGCGACTACGCCTCTTTGGAATATTGGTAGCACTACAGGTGGTTTAACGCAAAGCGGCGTAGGTGTGTTCGACACTCACTTTGCCGAGATGTATCACTCCCAGACTACGGGTGCGTTAGGTCTGGTATTTACCGCCTCCACTCAAGCCGTCAAGCCTTATGAACTCACTGGTCTAGCTGTCTTCTCGAATACTGGCAGACTGTATCTGCAACAAGCGGGCGACACAGCAACCTACACTTGGCCGCACAAGATTTACGGTGTAAGTGGCTTTAGGTCAATTCTGCCCAAGGTCTTAACTAACGATCTGGAATATTCCACTTCCTTTGCAGACGTTCCCCAAGCTCTGCTGATCGAGGTTCAGATTGATACTGGCTCAGGTTATGGAAGCTGGATTGAGGCTATACCCGCTAATCTGGCTGCGTTATCTGTATCTGCTACCGAGGGCTTTAATCTCAAGGTGCGTTTAACCGCAAGAGCATTCTTCCGTTATGTTTCTCAGTCCAATAATTTCGTAATAGGTGAAACGGTTCGCATTACTGGTGATGGTGGTACGGCAAGAATAGTTGATGTTTTTGACTTTGGAACGACAGGGCTTTGCATAGTTGATCAAGTTACTGGTAATTTCACAGGACTATATATTGTTAGAGATTCTGATAGTCAGGCTAGGGCTAACGCCGCAAACGTCAATACCTCTTTTATTATCGGCCCCAGCTTTAACAGTTACATCCAAGGTCTGTACCTCTGGACCACGGTAGATCAGACCGCTACTTATCCTGATGACATGACCACGGTGACATTCACTGGCTTGCCGTCTGGTTGTGACATTGTGATTCTGACCGCTGGCACAAACACCATCATTGATCAGGTTGATCAGAACGTAGGGACTTCCTACGCCTATGCCTACGCAGGCACGCCCACGATTGATGTGGGATTCATTAAGCCGGGGTATCAGGTGCAATTCATTCGCAATCTGACGCTAGGGCTGACCAGTTCGACTATTCCTGTTTCCCTCATCCAAGATCGTAACTATATTTAAGGAAATATATGGCAAAAATTACTTCAAAAACATTACTAGCTGTAGGAACAGAAGTTAGTATTGATGAACCAAATCGTGTAATAACATTGAATGTAGCTGGGGATTTAGTGGCCAAGGATGGTGTCACTTGGCAGGCACTTTACTCCTTCTTTGTTGACTTATGGGCAACCCCAACTTATCAAGATAGTCCGTTTCCATTCTACGCCATTGATGCGCTGTCTGGTCAGTTCCAGATTGGTACAGATGGTGCAACCTTCTCTGGATGGACTTTCAATTCTGATGCAACGCGTAACATGCTGCGAGATGGTGGTTGGTCAGAGTATTCAGCTGCTGGAGTACTATTGCAGCAGTATTCAGGTTTCGTAGGTCTTGGTAGTATTACTCCGGCTAGTACTGTACAACCATATTATCATCTAGCACCAACAGATGCACCAACTAACTTCCCCTTTACTGATCAATTCAACGTTGGTATTAAAGTATTTGGTGATGCTACTCATGGTAACTTTGATAAACGTACTTATGCAAAGACATTCGCACGTGAGTATGGAAAAAAGTTCAAATCTTCTATTCTAGCAGATACCGGTGCTACTGCTACCGGGGCTAATAAACAGAACTTTCTAGTATCTAATGAGGATGACTTAAAGATTACTGGATTATTAGGTGATGTACAAGCTACAGCTGATACAGCTATGACTGGTGCACCTTATAACGGTATTACAGTTGCCTACTATACAGTTAATCAAACTCGTACTATTGCAGGGGCTTCAAGAAACTTCAAGATTATTATCGAAGGCAATGGTGGTACTTTAGAGCAGATTTACGCTAAGGTTCAATATCTATTGCGCCAAGGTACTGATATTAATACTAGTGGAACAGCAGGTACTAAAATTGGTAAAATCCAAGATGAGTTACTACGCTTCGTTGGTGACATTTTAGTAACTTCACCTTCAGTTTATATTGATGATGTTCTATCCGCAGATAGTAATAGAATTGAGTTCTACGATGATTCTAATACTCTACGTACTAACCCATATACAGCAGCAGGTACAATGTCTTTCAATTCAGTACTAGTAGGTGCTGGATCCAGCTATCGCTTAATGTTTACTACACCACCTGGTGCCGGTAATGACTATGGTGAGACTGGGGCTATTACAGTTAATAATGCTGCTGGTACTCCAATTACTGGAACTATATCTGCCGGTAGTATTGACTTTGATTACGATTATGATGGTAATGTACAGGGTGGATTTGCAGGAGGTACTGATAGAGCAGTTACTCTAATCGGTATTAAGCCAGGTACTGGTAAGTTCGCTGTTGCTAGTGGTACTCTATCACGTACTAAAGGTATTAGTCTATCATTGGTTGCTGAAACCGACCGCGTATACGCATAAGGAGATATTGTGAGCAAGTTCATCTTTGATGGACCAACTTTGAGTATTGAAGGTGACCAGCTTGCTGTAGTAGGTGGAGTATTCCAGTTTACTGCTCAGGAGTTGTACTCTGAGTGGGTAGATTGGACTATTCAAGGAGATAATTTAAAGTATCCACCAGCCTTTTCCACGGCTGGTGGAGACTCCTTAGGTGGCGGAACTTTTCTAGGGGCATATGTCTTTATTAGAAATGATTTAGGTTGGAGAGGAGTTCCTCCAGATGTAGGTAATGTACAAGTAGTAATAGATGGTAATTTTTATCCAACAGATCCAAACCTACCATTTTTTATACCTTGGCCCATGGCAACTACAATAATACAGTCTAGAGTTTCGCAAATGACTCAGGCTTTATCTACTACTGGAACACCTGCCCCTACTGCTAATGAAAACGCTGCTGCAGTATTAGCTGCTGCACAAGTTACACCAATACATGCAGATATACAAAAAGTTAATAATATAGAAGTTACCGGAATAGGTACTGAACTTAATCCTTGGGGGCCTATATAATGTGGAAAAACTCCTGGGGTAAATCCTGGGGTTCTTCTTGGAAATATATAGTAGTTTCATTCAGAAGAGTTCCTCTAAGTAGGATAATAGTGGTCACCCACAGATAGGAGTACATATGGCAATAAAAAAACTTCAGAAAGATCCAGAAGCTAAGTTAGACTACTTAATGGATTTCGCATCAAAAACAAATAATAGACCTGGAGCTACTACAGATTATTTACAAGTATTAGATTCGGAAACTATAGTATCAGCCACAGTAGTATCTAGCAAACCAGCTGAGTTAGTAGTAGTATCTTCAACTATATCAGATAGTAATACTTCAGTACTATTCTGGTTAGATGGTGGTTTAGTTGGGAAAGAGTACATAGTAGTAGTATCTATTGTAACATCTTTAGGTAGAGAAGATGATAGAAGTGTAAAAATCCAGGTGGTGAATAAATGAGAAACCTAATTACAGTCGACGATTATAAGCTCTATACAAATATTAGCAGTACAGATCAAGATGAGCGCATTGAGCTATTAATACCTTATATTAGTCAGTTAATTAAAAATTATTGTACTAGAAGTTTCATTGATAGCTATGATGCTGATACTGAGGAATTTTTAGATATTGTACAATATTATAATGGAGGAGATGACTATCTATATACAGAGGAATTTCCTATACTTAGTGTAGAAGAGGTTGCTTATTCAGAAGACAGTGGTCAAACATATATACCACTAGCAGAGTATACTGATTATCTAATTGATAGACAAAATGATAGACTAGTCATATTTGGTGCTGCTGATATTAATTATCCAAACTACTTCAAGATTACATATAGAGCTGGTTACTCAGTACTTCCTGGAGACTTATATATTGCAACGTTAGATCTACTAGAATACTATATGAAACGTGAGGCGTCTCCTAGAAAAACTCAAGGCTCTGTAAGTATTGAGTATATTCGCACTTCTGACTTCCCTCACCATATTAAACGTGTTCTAGATTTATATAGAGTTATTAGATAATGAGCAAAAGTATAGAGTATGTTTTAAATGAGATAATACAGATAGCAGATAGTAAAGCCTTAGAAACTAGAAAACATATTGACTCTCTATCTATCCATAGTATAACGTTATCTAGTAATGAGTATATAAGAGAATTAAAAAAAATAAAAAGTTATATGACAGAAGGCTCTGCTCAGTATCAAGAAGATATTGCAAAGTCAAAAGTATTAAGTGGCTGGACACCAAAAGAAATTGATACTCTTATTAAAGCTATAAAGGATTCCAAAGTGGATGATGCAGTTGTATCTAGAACTACTTTTGGTAATATTAATACCAGAGCAGCTAAATTTAAAGATAGTATGCTGCAGAGTGTGGCGAGCGAAACCGATAAAACCAAATATAGAGCTTTACTAGCAAAAATGGAACTAGGTCATGAATCTAGTAGTGCTATGACAGAAAAGTTAAAAACTGATATGGCAAAACTACTAAAACTACGATCAGAACTAGAGTTGGATAAGACTACATCTCGTGAAGCCATTAACATAGTTAATAAAACAATATATAGCTATAGAGTAGCTTTAGTAGCTAGTACTACAGTAGATAAAAGTAAGCAGGAGAATATTGGAAAAAGTGCAGATTTAAATACTGTATTAGGCTTCTTTCAAAAGAAAATGCCGAAATATTTAAGTGCTGCGGCTACAAGAGCTTTTGAAGAAACTTATGCGAGTACTTATATTGATATAACAACTATAAAGAATACTTCTGAAAGTAGCAAAAACTTAGAGACTATTACTCTATCAGTAGAGAACTGGTGGGATAATTCTACAAAAGGAGATTTTGCTAGGAGTATACAAGAAGTAAACTTACATATTATAAAATTAGCTCAATCTATAGGAGCTACTGAGGTAACCAAGGGGAAATTACAGAAACTATTTAAGAAAAATAGTGCTAGCGTACTTGCTAAACTAAGCAGGCTAGTAACTAGGCAGAATGAACAGGTAAGGATACTAGCTACAGAAATAGCAACAACTACTGCAGGCAATATGTCCGCCTCCCCAACCTTAACTGAGGCTCTAACTACTAAAATAGTAGATATGTTACTAGGTAAACCACAACGGAAGTTAGTTACTAAGAAAGTGGTCAAAAAGAAGGGTTTAATTAGTAAAACAGAAAAGGGGCTATTAGATTCTATAGCTACTAGGGTACAAAAGTTTAAAAGAACTCCTATAGTGGTATCGAAGCCAATAAGCTTAGCAAGTTTACGCTCTAGAACAGGAACCTTCCAGTCAGTAGTAAATCTTCAAGGTCTTTTATCCGCGCGGCTTCAGGAAGTAATACGTAAGAATATGGCGCCTCCGGCGCTAACTTATCAAACTGGTAGGTTTGCTGAATCAATTAAATTGAATTCTGTACAGTTTGATAATAGGCAAAATGCTTTAACAGCATTTCTAAGCTATATGAAGTATCCCTATGCTACTTTTGAACCTGGAGGTAACCAAGGTAATATTGATAGAAGCCCTTCAGCACTTATTGATCGTTCAGTAAGAGAAATAGCAGCACAACTAACTAAGTCTAGGATGAGAACGATAATAGTATAAACTGGAAAATATAGTTGAAATTATTTTTCTACTATTATATAATGTGTGGGTTAATATAAAAAGAGAGGAATTATGAGTGCAAGAAGCTCTATAGCTAAAAAACTGGCTGAAAAGATTAAAACTATAAACGGGGCTTCTCCGTTTAAAAGTACTATATTTCCAAACAATGTACTTACTAAGCTTGTCTTCTGGGACGAGGTGTCGGACTTTCCAACAGTATGTATAGTTCCTGGTAGTGAAACCAGAGAATATCACCCCGGAGGATTTAAATGGGGTTTTCTTAATATATCACTAAAGTTATATGTAAATTCAGAAGACCCTACTAGTAAATTAGAGGATCTTCTACAAGATGTAGAGCAGATTATCACAGATAATGAACTGCTAGAATATGAGGTTGACAAGGGTACAACAGAGATTCTTATCACTTCAATAACCACAGATGAAGGATTACTAGCACCATATGGTGTTGGTGAAATGAATTTATCAATAAGATATGAAATTTAATACAATGCTAGTAAATACTGACTAAGTTATTAATTCATATATAGGAGAATTTTTATGGCAGTAAATTTAAGTAGAAATACAAAGGTTTTCTTTAGTACTAATACAGACGATGTGCTAGCTAACTACACAGCAGCTAATACTTTTGAACTACAGGTACTAGATGGTTATACATTTAGTCAGAACACAGAGCAGCAAACAATTACTTTATCTGAAGCAGGTACAGCACCTGTTCGTGGTGAACGCGCATTCAATAGTAAACTAAATCCAGTAGAATGGAGTTTAAGTACCTATATTAGACCATATAAACCAGCAGCTGTAGTTACTGCACCAGAAAAATTCTTTTGGAATGCTATTATGGGTAGTAAAGCTATTGATGCTACAGGTACAACTGGATGGACAGGCGGAGCAGTAGCTTTATTTAATGGTTCATACTGTATGACCCTAACTAAAGCAGCCAATACAGTGGACCTAGGTGACATGGTAAGAATTACTGGCACTACAGTTATGTCAGGAAGCTCAACAGGTAATGGTTATTTTAGAGTAGTTGATAAAACTGGTAATGATATTAAAGTAGACTTAGGTGTTACTATAGCCCCTACAGGTTCTGCTACAGTTACCTCAAGTTCAGTATTCGCTGGACAGTGGCACGAAGAATCAGGTAAAGCAGTTAGTACTACCCTCGGATCTAATAAGAATGAACTACAGAAGTTTACTCTTATCTTTAAAGTAGATAGTACAGTGTATAAAATTGCTAATTGTGCCATAAATCAAGCAGAGCTTAGCTTTGACTTACAGGGTATCTCTATGATTGCCTGGAGTGGCTTTGGTACTACACTTACTTCCCCCGCAACTTTACAGGCCTGGGCTGTAGGTAACGCTACTATATTCCCAACTACTGCTGACAATTATATTACTAATAAGCTAAGTACAACTACCCTAGTAGCTAATTTAGGTGGTACTGGTACAGGCAATACAACATACTCTGTACCTATTACCGGAGGTAACTTAACTATTAATAATAATATTGAGTACTTAACACCTGAGAATATGGGTGCGGTTAATACTTCAATTGGTTATTTTACGGGTACTCGATCTATTACTGGTAGCCTAAATGCGTACCTTAAAACTGGCACAAATGAATCCGCTAAGCTACTAACAGATATTTTATCTAACTTAGCTACTACTTCTGAAACTAAGTTCAAACTTCAAATTGAGGTAGGGGGAGCCTCTAATTCTACTAGAGTAGATTTACTTATGGAAGCTTGTCAGCTACAGGTTCCTACTGTAGATATTCAGGACGTTGTTTCTACAACGATTAACTTCTCTGCCCAAGGGTACTCTACACTTGGAGTTGGAGCTGATCCAGGTAGTTATGATATCGAGAAAACAAATAACCTAGTAGTTTCTTACTACGGCGTAGTATAATAAAAGAGGAGGGCTTTATGCCCTCCTATTTGGAGAAATAATTTAATGGTTTCACTACAATCACTATTAACCCCATCCAAAGTTGTTGAGGTTGATTTTCAGGACAAGATTGGTTTTAAAGTTAAAGTTGCCTTCCTTTCACGAGAAGAGCTAATTAAGTTACGCAAAGCTTGCGTTACTACAAAATTTGATAGAAAAACTCGTCAACCTATTGAAGAATTAAATGACGAACTATTTACTAAGAGCTATGTATCATCAGTTATTAAAGGGTGGACTGGTCTCAAGTACGAGTATTTGCAAGACCTAATGCTAGTAGATTTATCTAGTATTAAAGATTTAAATGAAGAACTAGAGTTCTCTGATGAAAACGCCCTAGTACTTATGAAGAATTCAGTTGAGTTTGATAACTTTATCTCTGATGTTACGAGTGATCTATCAAATTTTCAGAAGTTCAGTTCGAAGAGTTAGTAGATAAAATAAAGAATTTCTCCCAAAATAGGCATGCTAATATGTCTAGGGATATGTACTTTGATATGTGTGAGCAGTTAGGCTCAGAACCTATAGATGATGAAATCCCTATAGAGTTAGGAGACCTACCTGACGAAGCTCAAGAGGCTTGGACAATTTATTGCTATTTACCTGATAGGTACGATTCCTTCAGTGGACACTATTTTGGAAAAGCTATTGACAGCATATCAAATCTATTCGAACTGTTTGGAGTGCAGGATAGAGTATCTGTATTAAAGATAGTTACTCTATTTGATCGTCAGGAAACTGAACAAATAAATAGTAAGAAAAAGAAATGAGGGTAGTGTATGGCTAATAGTAGAACAGTTTCAGTTACAGTAAATGCACCACATTTAGCTGACATACTAGCTCAAGTACAGCAACTAAATGCTAATTTAGACAGGGCCGCACGACCACGTAGAATTAATGCCACAGGAGGAGCAGGAGGAGCAGGAGGAGCAGGTACTCCAGGTAACCCAGGATTAAATAGAGGTGCTAGTGGAGCTGGTGGCAGAGGAGATACTAGAGATTTTGCACGTCAAGCTCAAGGTATGGGCGGAATAGTACAGTTATATGCTACATTTGCTGCCAATGTTTATGCGGTAGGTGCAGCCTTTAATGCACTATCAAAAGCGGCCGATTTTTCTAATATGGAAAAAGCGGCCACTATTTTATCTACTAAGGTAGGTGTAAGTATAAATAATCTAGCAAAAGATATGAAGGGTCTGACTGACGGAGCAATATCTATGGCTGATGCCCTAGCTTCCGCTTCTTTAGCCAGCTCCGCAGGACTAACTACTACACAAATAAAAGAACTAACTACTGTAGCTAAAGGCGCCTCTATAGCCCTAGGCCGTGATATGACCGATGCACTACAACGCGTATTCCGTGGTACCATTAAGATTGAGCCAGAACTACTAGATGAATTAGGCTTAATGGTTAAAGTAAACGACGCTAATAAAGCTTACGCAAAAACTCTAGATAAAACTGTATCAGTACTAACAGACTATGAACGTAGGCAGGCTTTCGTTAATGCTGTAACTACTCAAGGCATTAGCAAATATAAAGAATTAGCAGATCAAGCCGCAAATCCCTTTTCTAAACTACTATCTTCTATAAAAGATTTGTCCACAGAAGTACTTGGTACTATTAATACTGTACTAGGCCCGTTTATAAACTTATTATCCCAGAGTCCTAATACTTTACTATTAGGTATGATAGCACTAGTATCACTCTTAATTAAAGGTTTAATACCAGCAGTAGGTCAACTTAGGGCTGCCTGGGCAGCAGAAGCAGAAGCTAACCAGAGGGGATTAACTAGGCACTTAGAAATAATAGAAGAGCGTAAGCAAGCTATTAGAGATTTATCTAGAGCTCAAACTGATGCTGCTAAAGCTGCAATGGTTACACAACGAACTGTTCTAGAGGCTAGTCTACCAAAAGATATTAAAAATAGTGCAGCCGGTAAACAGTTAATACAAAGTATTAAATCACTTACTTGGGCAACAACCGCTGCCGCAGGAGAAGCTGCTAGAGATGCAGCGCTAAATAGTATACCTAGAGTATTACAGGACTTAAGAGATAAAGTAGCAAAAACCGACTTAAAAATAGCTAAAACACTACAACAAGGTGTAGGTACTACAGGTGCTTATGCTACACAAGCTACCTTTAGTAAGGCTATTCTTACTAATGATGAGCGTAGGCTACAAGTAGCTAATAATATGCAGTCTACTGTTGCTGCTATTACTACTACTTCTCAAGTAAACTTAGGGCATCTACAAAGAATAGCAGATTTAGAAAGACATAGTGCTTCAGTACAAAATGCTATAAGAACTAGTGCAGCGTATAGGGAGGCTGTTTTAGCTAGAAATAGACTAACCGGAGCCTATGATACAGCTAGTAATTTAGGAATGGTACAGGGATTTAAAGAACTAAGGACAAATATAGAGGGAGCAGCAGCCTCTACTACTTCATTAGGTAGGGGTATGCAGTATATTCAAGGTACTATGGGCATACTAACTATTGGTGTTGGTAAACTAGTTGGTGCTTTTAGCGTATGGATGATGTTATTCGTTGTTATACTACCTTTATTAGGTAAACTTACTGATAGTATTGGGTTGACTTCAAACCATGCAGCTGAACTAGCAAAAAGTATGGATTCCTTAAATAGTAAGCTTGATCTAAGTAAAAAAATTAGTGAAGATTTAAAAGTAGCTGGAGACTTCCATACTATATTTGACTTAAATGCTTCATCCGCTATGAGCTTTGCAGAATCTTTAGATGCAGTAGCTGAAGCAATGAAGAAATATAATGATTTTAAAACTAATTCTGGACCTCTAACAAAGTTTTTTGATGATGCAACTAATTTACTAACTTTAGGGTATGGTGGTAGTGGCGGTAAAATTGCTATGGATCCTATCATGGAAGAATTTGATAGGAGGATGGCTACAGATAAAAAATTTGCTTCTGCTAATAAAGATACTTTCACAACTAATATTGAGGGTGCTAGTACCACGGCTACAGCAGCTTTTAGAAGAGCTAATGCCATAGGATTTGGAGATACAGAAGATGTAGTAAGAAAAGTATTCAGTGCTCTAAACGACCCCAAATTGAAGAAAGAGGCAAAGGAGTACGCGGATACAGCTTCCGGAATGTCAAAAAATCTAAAAGAACTTAACGATATTTCTAGTGACTATATTATTTCCATTACTAATCAGTCAAAAGAACTAAAAGCTCTAAATGCTTTTAGTTCTTCTAGCGCCCAAGCTATCAAACTTCTAGATAAAACTGATCTTACTAAATCTGGTGCTAATATTCAAGAATTTTTATCTGGCATTACAGATCAATTTGAAGAAATGTCTGGTATAAGTCTACCAGCGGATCTAGAATTATTACGTACTAGGCTAAATAGATTACAAGAAGATGTAAATAATAACTATAAAACAGCTATGGAATTGGCTGGGTCTGATAAAGATCTTCAGAAAAAAGCAGAGGATGATAGAGCAAAATCTCTTAGTCAAGGTACTAGTTCACTACTAGGCTCATACGGTGGAATTGAAAAAGTACAACAGGACTATATCGGATATTCATTAAAAGCTTCAAAAAGTTTAGCAGACTTAGCTACTGCAGCCGGACGCGCATCCTTGGCACAAACTAGTCTATCCGCTAAGCTTAAAGAAACTCAATTTTATGGTAGTTTTTCAAAAGAAGGAGAAGCTAGAGCTATTAGAGAAGCACGTAAAACTGAAGAAAAAATAGCAAATATTCAAATAAAAGCAGAAAAAACTAATGCAGCAGCTATAGATGCTCAAAAATCAAATACAGAGCAACAATTAAGAACTGCTCTATCTTTAGCCTCAAAAGAACTATTTAAGAATAGCAAAAGCAATAATCCTAGTCCTCTAGGTACAGGATCTGTAAAAGATCAAGCTATCCAAGCTTTATCAGTAAAAGAACTTGATGGGTCTATAGCATCTCAAATTCTATCCTTAGTTAATAGTTTAGAGTCCTTAGGGGCTGCTAGTGTAATTGCAACTCTAAAAATAGACTCAATCAGAGCCTCCCTAGGCAAAGCTAGAGAATCCGAGGCTAGAGCAGAATTTAAGGAAACTGATGCTGAAGCTGATAAGAAATTTAAACCTGAAGAAGATAAACTATTCGAAGAGCTCAATAATCTAGAGAAAAAATCACAAAGTATTGCATTACTAGATTCATCTTACTTATCTGCTAGAGTAGATAGTGAAATTAATCTTATTAAAGCAAAAGCTGATATATTACAATATGAGAAAGATTTAGCAATAAAGATAGGGGAGTATAATACTCTTGTAGAACAATTAATAAAAGATCCTACTAATGTATCTATAGGAGAAGCTGTAGTTGGTAAAGCTAGGGCTAGGGATGAAGCTTTCAAAAAAGGTGAACCACTACGTGACCTACCCAAGGTTATACAAGACGAAGAAAATTTAAGAATTAGAAAAACTAACCTAGAAATAACTGAAAAACTTTCTGATAATTTAAGTGAACAAGTAGACCTAGCCTCTTCCTACTCTGATTATTTACTTAGTGTATCTACTAACTATAGTAAAATTGCTGAGTTTAATACAGTAAGTACTCAAACACTACTAGAACAATATTCAATACAAGAGAGAATACTTGAAGCTCAAATAGCTATTGAAAAATCTAAAGTTGGAGATAGAGAAGCAGAACAGAAGATAGTAGACTTACAACAGCAACACTTAGCTTTTAAATTAGATACTCATCAAAAATTAACTGATCTATTTAAAAAGGAAACTGAGCTCAGCTTAAAAATAAGAGAGCAGTCTGGTAGAGCTTCAGATATTTTTGGTACTGAAGGACTACAAGAGGCTATAACTATAGCCATGGATAGAATAGAGGAAACTACAGGTAAATCTAAGTCTGTTATGTCTCAACTGGCTACTGGAATTGTAGATTCTGCAGATATAATAGTAGATAGTTTTACTACTATGATACAGAAAATGGATGAGACAAAATTAACTTTCAAAGCTTTTAGTGATATGGTCAGAAATACTTTAAGCGACATGTTTAGGGATATGGCCTCAGACGCATTTAAAAATGCTATGAAGAGTGGAATCAAGTTACTAGCAGCAAATTTTGGGTATGATACTCGTACTAACCAAGAAAAAGCGGCTAGTGCACTACAGATTACTGCTAATAGTTCTCTTGATCAACTAAAGTTAATTCAACAGGATATGAGGGCTTTACTACAGGCATTAGTACCAGGTAAGATAGATCCTATAGCTCAACAAGGCATAGATTTGGATAAACAGTATAACCTTGATTGGGAGAAAGCTAATAAAGCTAATGATACTGGAGTTAGAACATCCCCATATCCATATCCAACTAGTGCATCTATTATGTCTAGGCAACTAGATGGTGTATCTAGTATTGGCGCTACTAGCGCATCAGCTGGAACTTACGATCCTTTAGTACAGGCAGTTAGTTCTACAGCATCTTCCGCTAAAGAAACTAATAGACTTCTTAACGAGATAGCACAAAAGATTAACCCAAGTAGTATACCAGTACCAGATGTTATACAACCACCAGCTATGCAAGATAGTAGTACACCTATTCTGAGTAAGACAGCTACTACTAATATTGAAAAGGGTGGAACAAAAATAGACGTAGCTGCTGATAAGTTTAACATGGCTACTACTGTTATGCATGGAGCAGTAGGTGCTTTAGTTGGTGCACTTGCTACTGGAGGTAGTGCTAAAGGGGCTCTCGGTGGAATACTAATGGGAGTAGCAACTAGTGTTATTAGTGGTGGTATAACTGGTGGATTAACTAGTATTTTTGCAAAAGCGAAAGGTGGTATTGTAGGTCCATTAGGTGACATGCCCCTCCATAAATATGCTAGAGGTGGTATAGCTACATCACCACAGATGGCACTATTTGGGGAAGGTAGTAAAAATGAAGCATATGTACCACTACCAGATAATCGTAGCATTCCTGTTACCCTAAAAGGAGGTAGTGGTGGAGCTACTTTTGGGGATACTAATATTACAGTAACAGTAACTAATAGTGGTAGTGTAGATACATCTATTTCTGCTGATCAAGCTACTAACCTAAGTAAAGCTTTAAGCGTTTCAATTAAAGCTACTATCCAAGAAGAACTTATGAAACAGATGAAACCTAGAGGAATGTTACATGGCTGATATCTTTACCTACGTACCCTCTAGGGGGTTCTCCAGAACTAGTAAGCCCACTGTCAATACTGTTAAGTTTGGTAGTGGGTACTCTCAAAGAGTTGCCTATGGAATAAATAACTTAGACGATTCTTGGGATCTACAATTTACTAACCAACCACTATCTACTGCAAATAATATACTTGATTTTTTAGCTTCTAAAGGTGGTATTGAATACTTTTTATTTAAGCCACCAGGTGAAGCTGAATTTTTCAAAGTTATTTGTGAAGACTGGTCTACAGAGTACCCTTCTCATATAAGTAGAAGTATAAATGCTACATTCAAAAGGGTTTACGATTTAACATGAGTATATTAACAGAATTAAGAAAATCCTCTCCTAGTAAGATTATAGATTTATTTAGTGCGGACTTGTCTACCGTAGGAGGTTCTGAGGTGTTAAACTTTTTCTCGGACACTAATGAGTTGGGTAATAGTTTAGTTTTTGATTCTGAAACCTATATTGCCTACCCATTTGAGATGAAAGGTTTTGAGTGGGATGGTGCTGGTCAACTAGCAACCCCTAAACTAACAATAGCTAACTTAGGTGGATTGATAAGTGAGTATAATAGATTATATCAAGACTTATTAGGATTAAAAGTTACTCGAATTCGCACTATGTTAAAATACATAGATGCAGTAAACTTTGAAGAAGGTAACCTAGAAGCTGACCCTGAGGCTCAGTTTCCTAAAGAAGTGTACTTTATTGATCGTAAGGTAGTAGAAACTAATACTACTGTAGTTTATGACTTAGTATCTGCTCTTGATGTTAGTTCCGTTAAATTACCTCGTAGACTAATTATTCAAAATATTTGTCAGTGGAGGTATAAAGACGCTAATTGTAACTATCTACCTTCAGCACACGAGAACAGAATGTTTACTAGTGTAGGTACACCAACAACAGACCCCCTATTAGACGTTTGTGGTAAGAAACTATCAGACTGCAAACTAAGATTTGGCGCAAGTTCAGTATTAAATTATGGAGCCTTTCCAGGTGCAGGATTATTTAGCTAATTTTATAGAGTACGCTGAAGCTAATATACTAAAAGAAGCCTGTGGAGTAATTGTAAATAATTCTTTTATACCTTGCACTAATATAGCAATTGATAAGGATACTTTTATAATTGATCCTATAGAATATTTAAAGGCTTCTAAACAGGGTGCTATACAGTTTATTTGTCATAGTCATTTAACTGGATCCTCTAAGCCTACGCCAGCAGATATCTATGGATGTAATAAGAGTAAAGTACCTTGGTTTATATATTCATTAGTTGACAAAACTAGTAGTATAAATGCACCTACTGATTATAAATTCCCCTTTCTAGGTAGACCCTATTATTTCGGTACCCTAGACTGCTGGGGCTTAGTAGGAGATGTACTACTAGAAGAGAAAGGTATTAAAGTTGGTAGGCCAAAAGTTACAGAGCAGGACTGGTTCAAATATGAAGAAAATTTATTTGAAAAGTATGCAGATGATAACGGCTTTGAAAAAGTAGTAGATAAAACACTAAATAAGTATGATGTATTATTATTTAAAGCTGGTCGAACTAAAATACCTAACCATTCAGGTATAATGTATGATAATGGTACATTTTTACACCATACAGCCAATAGAATTTCTTCACAAGAAATATATGGAGGCTACTGGAATAAATGTACAGTGGCCTTATATAGGCATAGAGAGTTAAAATGAGAACAGTATACCTATATGGTGATCTAGCAGAGCTATTCACGGATAAGATAGGCCTTGAAGTTAAGTCTATTCGTGAAACTATACGTGCACTATCAGCTAACTTCCCTAATTTTGCCAATTATATGCTAGAGCATAAACCTGGCTTTCATATTAAGGTTGGAGATATTCTTCGTGAAGAAGATACTCTTGAGGAACCAATCGGTAATAAAGATATTCATCTAATACCTGTAGTTGCTGGTTCTGGTAAACTAGGTATGATAATTGCGGGGGCTTTCCTAATCTATATGACAGCAGGTGCTGCATCAGGTGCAGTTCTCGGGTCCTCTACTTTCGCGGGCACCACTGCAGGCTCTTTCTGGCTAGGAAGTACTGGAGCCATATCTGCTAGTGTGGCTGCCTCTCTTGGTCAAATTGGTGTAGGTTTAGTAATGGCAGGTATTTCTGCTGTTCTATTTGCTCCACCAAAGCCTAAAGCCCAAAAATCTACAGAAAATACTCCAAATACTTATTTTAGCGGTGCTGTAAATACTGTAGCACAAGGGCTACCAGTACCAATTGGTTATGGGGAGCTTATTATTGGTTCCGCTATTGTAAGCGCTACATTTAGTGTAGATAGTGGGGCGGGAACTAAAAAATACGAGTGGAGCTTTCCAGCCTCTGGTACTGTTGGCTGGACACTTATTTCTGGTACTACTTATCAGAGTAATAGTCTGAACATAAAATATAATACAAATTTAGGTGAGTATACTTGGAATCAAGTTACATTAGTCCCAGCGTACTATGATTTCGATGAGTTTGGAAACTATGTAGAGTATCCCGAGTCTACTAGCACAAGAGTGTACACCTATAGTGAATATACAGGTAGGTTTAAATCACCACGAGTGCAATTCGCTATTGGTAGGATTAATAAAGGTTTTAATGCTACTTATGGTAGCGCAACAGGTTCAGATGTTATACCAGAAGGCTGGGGTTCCTAATGAATACAAATTTAATTATTGGTAGTGGTGGAGGAGGTAAAGGAGGAGGTAGTCATACTCCAGTAGAGAGCCCAGATACTCTTAAATCTCAATCCTTTGCGGAAGTAGTTGATCTATTGTGTGAAGGTGAGATAGTTGGTTTAGTAGACGGTATAAAATCTATCTACATTAATGATACCCCTATCCAAAATTCTGATGGTACCTTTAACTATGAAGAAAGTGGCTTCCAGTACTATTTTAGAACAGGTACTCAAGATCAGGAGTATATTCCAGGTTTTGAAGTCCCTCAGGCTGAAATTCCTGTTGGAAGAGAAGTAAAGTTTTCTTCCCCAGTAACGGAAACTGTTGTAACTTCCGCCGAGGAAAATGTAGACTTTGTAAGAGTAACTATAGATATTCCCGCCTTAGTGCACTACGCAGATAATGGTGATACTAATGGTTCAGAAGTACAATTTAACATCGATATAATTAAGAATGGTCTAGGTAATTCTCCAATTAGTGCTGTAAAGAGAACAGTTATTGGAAAAACTACATCTAATTATCAACTTAGTTATCTTATTGAGTTGCCACGTACCCCTGGGATGGCAAATGAATTCTTCGCCATTAAAGTAACAAAACTTACTAAGGATTCTACGACATTAAAGCTCCAGAATACATTAAAGTTTTCTAGCTTTACTAAGGTATCAAATACTAAGATGAGGTATCCCAACTCAGCACTATGTGCTATGAGAATGGCTTCCTCTCAGTTTAACTCTATACCTAAACGCGGCTATCACGTAAAGTTACTAAAAGTAAAAATTCCTAGTAATTATAATCCAGAAACTAGAGAATATACTGGTATTTGGGATGGTACGTTTGACTATGCTTGGACTAACAATCCTGCATGGTGTTACTACGACCTTATTACTAATGAGCGCTACGGACTTGGTGAATATATATCAGAAGACTTAGTAGATAAGTGGTCATTATATACTATTGCACAGTATTGTGACCAGTCAGTACCTACAGGGTTCAAGACTACTGAAGGTACAGATATACTCGAACCTCGTTTTACTCTAAATACTTATATTCAAGAACGTCAAGAAGCTATTAAACTCCTATATGACATTGCCAGTGCCTTCCGTGGAATGATTTACTGGACTAATGGCACTTTACATACTGAACAAGACTCTTCTAGTAGTACGCCTACTCTACAATTTACTAATAGTAATGTAGTAGGAGGTACATTTACGTATTCGGGTGCTTCAAAGAAAGTTGTACATACTGCTGCATTGGTTACCTGGAATGATCCTCAAGCTTTATACCAACAAAAGATTGAGTATGTAGAAGATAGATTAGGAATAGAGCGCTATGGTTATAATCCTTCTGAGATAATTGCTTTTGGATGTACTTCTAGAGGTCAGGCTGTTCGTGCAGGAAACTGGCTACTATATACTGAAAGGGTAGAATCTAATATTGTTAGTTTTTCCGCAGGACTAGATTCTGTATATTGCACACCAGGTACTATTATAAAAGTATTTGATGAAGCTTTAGTAGGTGTAGAATATAGTGGTAGAATAGTTTCGTCCCTTACTAATACTATATCTCTAGATAGGGAAGTAACACTAGCGACAGGACAGACCTATTCTGTTAGACTAAGCACTCATAACCCCAACTATTCTCCAACCGATGAAATTACTGCCTCCGATCAGATTGGTACTAATCCTTCGTATTATACTCAAACATTTACTATTACCAATATTCCCGGTAGTTATGAAACTTTAACTCTATCTGGAGTTCCAACTAACTTATTAGTTGGAGCTACTTGGTCTATTTATAGTACTAGTTTAAATGAAAAACTATATAGAGTAGTTTCATTAAAAGAATCTGATAGTATTGGAGTTTATGAAATATCCGCAATGCTGCATAACCCTGATAAGTTTGCATTCATTGAAAATAATATCCAATTAGAAGAAAGGACTTACTCCACTTTATCTGCTCTACCTGAAGCAGTTAGCCTCGAAAGTATAGTATCCTCAAGTGGAACCTACCGTGATAGTTCTGACATTCTCAGAACTAGTCTAACCGTGGGCTTTTCAGCAGCATTATACGCATCTAGCTACACATTAGAAATTAAGCGTAATTCAGGTAACTGGGTAGAAGTGTATACTAAGAAGGCTGAGCTTAATTATACATTTTATGACTTATCTGCTAATGAAGAATATGCTATAAAAATAACTCCATTTAATATAATTGGTAAAGCAGGCCCTAGTACTACTGCTTACGGGTTTACTATTGATCATACTCCTGAAGCTGTTGGTAGTTCGATGGTAGCCAACTTTAGAAGTACTCTAAGGCCTACAGACTTATTGTTAGAATGGGATGCCTACCCAAGTATTGAGCTAGTAACGTATACTATTAGTAAAGGTGCTAGTTATGAAACTAGTTCTGTAGTATATAGTGGTATTACAAGTAGAAGTCAAGCTATTACCGAGAATACTGTAGGTACTTATACTTATTGGATTATAGCTGTATTTAACAGTGGAGATTATACTAATCCTACTATACTAGACATTCATATTACAGCACCCTTACCTGTAGTAGACGTTAGAAGTAGTGGAGAGTTAAACCAAAATAGTTTGGGGTGGGAATTTCAGGAAACTAAGGTTGGTACTTTAGAGACTGAAATATGGTCTGCTTCTACCAATAATAGAACCTCTGCTACAAAACTTATTAGCTTAGCTTATCCTACATCAACGTATACACATACTGAACTAGGTTCTGAACAAACAGTTTATTACTGGTTAAGAGTCAAGGATACTAGAGGTAATACATCGATTTATTACCCCTTTAGTGAAGATAAAGGTCTAAAGGTAACTACTAGGATTGGTACCCCTGAAGTATTAGGATTAATAGCAGGTAGTATTACATCCTCAGAGTTACACGCAGATCTAAATGAAACATTAGATAGTGTAGATGAAGCTGTATTTGGTATAGATGGCGTAACAGATGGACTAATTGGAACCTATTCTGTAAAAATAGATTCTGGGGGTAAAGTAGCTGGTTATGGGTTGTATAATGACGCCACGACTTCCAGATTTATTGTGTCTGCAAATGAATTCGCTGTTACTACTCCAGATAGTTCTTTAGATTTAATTGCTAGGAATACCACTTACGCTGTTGGTAAATGTGTTAGAGTATCTGACTTAGCCTATAAACATCTAATGCTAGTTTGTAAAGGAGCAGGAACCAGTCACTCTAGTACTAATATTAGTTTAGCTGGAAAAGTACTAGGTAATTTAGTATTTGATAATAATGTAACCTGGCAAGTAGCTAGTAGAGTACCTATTTCAGTATTTGCTTTAGGTACATCAGTTGATCAAACGACAGTATATCCAGGTGTTTATATTGATGGAGCTACAATTCTAAATGCTACTATTAATAGTGCTCAGATAGTAGATGCCTCTATTACTAACGCTAAGATAGTAGATGCAGCTATTACTAACGCTAAGATTGGTAATTATATTACTTCATCTAATTTTGATGGTAATATTGTCAATGATGTAATAACTACTCAAGGTACCGCTGGTTGGGGTATTGATAAAGCAGGTAATGCTTACTTTACTAATGCTACTATTAGTGGCCAAATAACTGTTGGCATGGGCTCTATCGTTCCTTACTCATACGTACAAAGTGGGCCTCCAGCAGACGCTACAAGAAATGTGTATAGAGGAGTATGGTCATCTGGTATATCTTATGTAGTTGGTGATAGCGTAATCCATCAGGGTTATGGCTGGTCGTGCATAGTAGCAACCAACTCAATCGAGCCACCTGTTTATCCAGTAACCTCAAATGCAAATTGGGTATTGGCAGCAGTCAAAGGTGAAGATGGTATTGATTACGATGTAATCATAGAAAGTTCCAACGGCATTATTTTCCGAGTAGGGGGAGGTCAGCAGACAACATTAAAGGCCCGAGTGTTCCGAAATGGTGTTGAGGTTACTGATGAAATCACCCCGTCGAAATTCAAATGGACACGAACCTCGATCATTCCGCAAGGAGCGCCTTATGATGACGCAAGTTGGAATGCGCTATACGGGGCTGGTTATAAACAAATTCTAGTAAGTGTTGATGACGTGCATTCACGCGCAACCTTTCATTGTGAAATTTCAAGTTAATTAAAAGGAAATAAATTATGCCTATCGTTTCAACTGGTCAAATTACGATTGTCGATACCAACGATGCCCGTCCGATTACGTCTTATCTCACGTCGAATCCTGGCACGCAGCAGGTCTATACAAAGGACGAATCAAGCCTAAGCTATACGCCAAGTTGGTTTACGGCAAATACAAGTACGGGTATTGAGTTGCGTGGGCGGGTATATGTTGGAACGCCAACAGGCAATCAAGACGTTACGCCCATTCTTTCTAACAGGAAGTTCTGCCTGACTGTTGGCGGGACTGCACTTGCGAATGGGACTACCAGCACTTCTTTTGTCAATGACTCAGATGTCGATGTCACGACGCCGTTCACTATAGTAAATGACGGCACGCAGTCTTATATCCGCATCAAGGGAAATCTTAAAGCTTCTGTTGCCCAATTCAGCGTATTTTTCGAAGGTGACTATACCGACCCTAGTACAGGCTTGGTTTCACACACCATTGCACAGATTACGCTGAGTACGGTAAAGACCGGAACGAACGCTGTCTATATCAACACTCGCGGAAACGACCTGATTGAGGTTGGCGTTGACTCAGGTACTGGTGCTCAGAAAATCACCTATGCCGCCATTACTGCCGATCTGTTGCGGCCGGGCGGCATTGATACGACCAACGTGACCTATCGCTGGTATGAGGCGGCGACAGGCAATCAGATCAATTCTACGCTTAGTGGTGTGGCGACGAAGTACGGAATGCGGACGGCTGCGGCTGGAGCGATTCACTTGGGAGTTGCTGGGGATATGAATCAGAATATCCCAGTTGGCACAGCTGGCAACGCGTTTAATACCTTGGTAATCTCGCCGGCCGCCATTGTTGATATGGGCGTTATTCGTGTTGATATTACCGATAACGACGGAAAGATATATAGCAATTCTTTCACCGTTTACGATGTGTCCGACCCTTACGAGGTTCGCCTCAATTCATCAACGGGTGATAAGTTGCAGAACGGCAAGGGAAACACGACTATCACCCCAGAAGTCTTTTATGGCTCGATACGTCAGACCAATACAGCCGGCTGGACTTTCACTTATCAGTTTTGGGATAAGGACGGTAAGCGGGCTGCGTTTATTGATACGGCAAAGATTGCGCTGGCGGGTGGTGCTGAAATTGATACCAATACAACCGGCACGACCGCTACGTTCTCATGTCCTGAAATTACCGTTGACCTGTTTGTTGCGGGCAACATCATCAAGTGCGTGAAGCCAAACGGCGATGCTTACTACTACGAGGTAGCGGCGAATAGCACTGCCGGCACTGTAGCTATCAGAACGCCGGTCACAAATACTTGGCTTAACTTCACAAACTTCCCAGCGCCGGCAGTTACTAACGATTTTAGCCTCGGTAGGCTTTATGGTTGTTCGGCCACAAAAACAGGAGCCTCCCTTTTAGTTACTGGCGACGAAATCGACGTTAAAGGTCGCATCATCTGCGAAGCTAATCGCCCATAAACCGACGCAAGTCATTCTTGTCACCGATGTTTGAAACGTCGGTGACAGTAAAGGAAAAGTAATATGCCTAATATTTTAGTTCGTGACGCTGCTGGTAGTTTGCTGACCATGAAAACGGTCGAGCTGGCTGGCGTTCATACACCTTATCAAGTTGTTGGTTCTATCGAGAAAAAATTCAGAGACAGTTTTCCAGGTCCAAGTCTTGATAGTGCAAAGTGGGATAACTCAATCGGCGCTGGTGGTTCGATCACATTCAGTGCAGGCAATATTGTTATCGCCAGTGGTACGACGATCAACTCCGACACGTCGATCACAACCAAAGAAACTTTTCAGATTCCATTCAGGGTTTCGTTCAATGCCGTACTGAGCCAGAGAATCATTAATCAGAGTTTTATTGTCGAAGCAATCTCGGTCAATTCAACTACAGGCGTGCCAGATGGGCAGCATACTTGCGCTTGGGTGTTTGACGGCACTACGGCAACTCAAGCCAAGTATCGGGTTCAGAACAGCGCGTTGACGCCTTTAGACAGTGCTGCATCTACCGTTCCAACCACTGCATCAGCCGGCTTGTATGAGCTTGAGCCTTTTGCCGATGAGTGTTGGTTTCATGGTGGCACACTGGACGCTACCACTGGGCGCGCAAATAGTTATCGTCGCCATCAGCAAATCCCTGATCCGAATGGAACATACAAAATCAGAGTGCGTTGGCTAAATGGTGCAACCGCACCAGCAACTACCACTACAGCTTCATTGCAATTTGTGGCAATACAAGACTACCAAGAACTGACTGCTGAAATTACTGCGGGTCGTGGGCAAAGTGTAGCGGGTCAAGCCATTGCAGCCGCTGTGGTTTCGATGCCCACTGTGTATGCTAATAGTATGGATAACCAATTCTGGAACGATAGTGTAGTGGCACAGGCCATCAGTGCAACGGTTACGGGTACGGCTAGAGATATTGGTGTCGCCGCAGGCGGTGTTCACCGTTACTCAAAGTTCAACGCTTCTGCTGTCGCTGATCAAGCGGGAACCTTACGTATTGAATGCTCAAACGACAATATCACTTGGCGTAGAGCAACGGCAGATACCGCTGTTGCTGCAATTGCCTGCGTGTATTTGTCAGTTCCGATCATGACACGTTATTACCGTGCGGTGTATGTCAACGGTGGCGTGGCACAGACGGCGTTCATGTTGAACACCAGTTTCACGGCGGCTTAACATGCCTATAGTATCAACAGGTCATATAACTATCACTGACTTGATGGACGGGCTAAATGCTCGTCTATCTAGTGAGAGTCACCTTCTACCTTCTGACAACTTTGGTGTGGTCAGCAGTTTCGTGGGTTGTGCTTCCACCATGAGTGTCTATCAAGGTAATGTGGACGACACTCTGAACTGGACGTTCTCTGCAATCCCTACGAATCTGAGTGGCAACCTTGCTGGTAGCACCTACACGGTCACAGCTATCAGCGCTGATGTGGGCTATGTGGATATCACTGCAAGCAAGGTGGGACAGCCCAATATAACCACCAGGTTCTCTGTTGCTAAGGCACGCGAAGGTGCTGCTGGCCCTTCTATTAGTCTTATCTCTAGTGGTCAAGGATTTACTTACGAAGATGGTATTGCCACACCTGTAAGCCAAACGATTGCGGTTACGGTGGTTCGTCAAGGCGTAAATGATCCAGTCATATTTGTGCCGTCAAATGGTGTTATTCCAAAGACCGACGACGGCAAACTGGTTATGTTGAACTACATTTTTGGTGCGCCTGGAGTCGGTAGAGGTGACACAATGTACTTCGACCTAGCTGATTTTGGCAGTGCGAAACAAGTAGTCATTACCGCATTGTGTGGCGAAATGACAGCTTCAATTACGCTGATGCGTCTGGAGAAAAGTACAGCGGTAGCGGGCGCGACTAGAAACGTCTTTAAAGGGGATTGGCTTACCGCTACAGATTATGTAATTGGGGACATTGTTTTACATAATGGATCTAGCTGGTCTTGCATACTGGCTCATACCTCTAGTGGTTCTATTCTGCCACCCACAATGCCAACAAGTTTCAATACTTATTGGACGTTATATGGCGCTATAGGCTTATCGCCTTATGTAGCTATGCTAAGTAACGAAGTACACGTAGTTCCTACTTTGAATGATGGAACTGGGGGTAACTTTGCTGGCTGTAGCACCACTATGAGTGTGTTCTATGGTGTGGTGGATGATTCTACTAACGGATGGACATACTCAGTAGTTAAGTCAGCAGGCGTTACCTGTTCAGAGGCTACTACCAGCAGAACACAAACTGTAACCGCTTTAACTGGTGTTGATACCGGCACCGTTACTTTTACCGCTAGTAAGGGTGGAGTTAGTCTTGTTTCTGTATTTTCTATAGCGAAATCTAAAGCGGGTGTACTTGGCGTAAATGGTGCTACACAAGAGCGAGTAGAACTCTATTGGGCTGGTGGCAGTGTTCCTACCAAGCCAACCAGTTGTTTATATACAATTTCTACCACAACGCTTGGTTTACAAACTGGAGGTACAGCGGGATGGTCTTTAACTAGGCCAGCAACGCCAGCGCATCCTTCAGCCGTCTATATGACGACGGCGATAGCAAGCACATCTACGCCAGCTACGCAGCTTTCGCTTACCTCCTTCACCGATCCTGTAGTGGTTGCTCAGAATGGTGCCTCTGGCAGTAGTGGTAATGTGGTCTACGCTGCCACTGTTTACCGACAGATTGGTTCGGCAACAGCGCCTACGGGTGGTAATTTCAATGCCGCTACGGCAGTGCTTACTGCTCCTACCAATTGGTCAATCACTCAGCCACCCACCAGCACCACGCCAACTTACGCTTCAGAGTTTGTTTTCAATGTGGTTGCTGGCTCTACGACCAATGCAGGTGGTACGTGGAGCACTCCTTATATTGACGCGGTGGCGGGAGCGGCGGGAGCGCAAGGTCCATCTGTGGTAGTTACTCCTAATATTCAAGCTGCATTTACAGCAACAGATGGAACACTGGATGCTAAGAATTTAGTTCCTACTCCACAAATTAATCCTGATATTACTTTTACCGCAGTAGTGAGTGGTATAACAAGCCCGTCTTATGTATGGTCATTCAGTGGTTTTCCTGTTGGAAGTGTGCCTACCAATTCAGGTGCGGCTACTCAAGTAGTAACCGCATTGCAGTTTGGAGTGGCTAAATCTGCATTGGTGACGTGTACGGTCAGTGGAGCATACGTTGATAAGGTAACAATTGTACGTTTGGAAAAGAGTACTGCTGCTGCAGGGGCTACAGCCAATGTAATGACAAGTGGTTTGTTGTCTGCCAGACCTACCGGAGCAAACGGGGATACTTATTTTGCTACGGATACTACGTTGTTCTATCAGAAGATAGCAGGATCATGGGTCACTACCGCAAATAACATCACTCAGACTTCTCAACTTATCAATAATTCTAGCTGGGATAGCACCAACGCCACCTTGACTACCGGAACCACAATTACAGGCGGTGGCATTACGCTGTCAGGCGGCGGCGCAATCAAATCAAGTGGAAAAACATGGGGCAATTCAACAGAGGGTTTTTATCTTGGTTATACAGGGACTGCTGGAAAGTATGGCTTGGATATTGTGGGTACTGGTCAGTTCAGATTAAGGTCTGCTGTAAACAATGCGCGTTTGGTTATTCAGGATGATGTAATTGCCGTTTTCGATAGTTCAGGTACGCTGCGCGTAAAGATTGGTAATTTGGCGGCGGCAGTATCATGAGTCATGGCATTCAAATATACAATAGTGGTGGCTCTCTTTCGTACTCAACTGATGATATTTCGTTCTGTATGATTGGGATGTATACGTTTAGTTTTAATTCAAATGAGTTCGGTTCAAAGTCTGTGACAATTCCCGGATTGCTAGATACTGATTATTTATTGATTAGTGATAATGGTCCACTTCTGTTTGGTGTTGTTTTAACTAGGGCTGGTCAACTCGTAACTGTCAACAGAACAAGCTCCTTAGCGGGGCTTCCATCTACTCATTATGTTGTAGGGTTTAGAAAAGCATGACATACGGGTTTAGTGTTATTGGAGACAATTTAAATGATGTGTTTGTTAATTCGCTAGGACTTGTGAAGATGGCCTCTGGTACTGCGCCAGCGACTGCGGCGAATTCAACTGGATCACAAATACTATACCCCTCTTCTATAAGCAACCCAATGTTATTTGTTCGACCTAGCGCACTGAATGCCAGTCCTATTAGTGTTAGAGGCGAAAGTTCGTTAGGTTTTCTGTATCGTTCAACAAACTATCCAATGGATTGGGTAGTTTACGCCATAAATGCGCCATCGCAACAAGATAGCGGCTATGGATTTAATGCATATGATGAGACTGGTAACATCATGCTGTCAAGTAACAATCCCCCTCCCAATATTAACTCTATTGGTATTTTGTTTGCAACGCACCCGACAAACTCTAACTGGGTTAGTGATGTTTCGGTAAGCGGCATGGCGAGAGATGGTGGGCTTTTGTACGTGTCGGCATCTTCACTAGAGCCTGCTATCCTAGCGCCGCTTCAACGCCAGCCTCCGCTGTCTGCCATGCTTACAATTAGCGCGACGTACACATCACTAACAAATATTAGGTTTTCTTTAACAAATAGTAATATTTTTATTAACAATGTATACACGTATGCACCTTTGGGTTGCCTCCCTAGAACGTATGCTTTGATAAAATAATCAACCGCAGTTGATAGTGTAATTATTAGAGAGAGATTAAAATGTCAAATTACAAACAAACATCCCTAACCGGCGAAAGTTATCAACGTTGTCGTTTAGTCGAGATACACAATCCGTTGAATTCTTTGCCTAGCGTGACATTCACGGAAGAGCGCATTACATCAGTTGGTGACTTGACGCTGAGAGACCAACCCGATGCGCCGATGACGGCTCAATATGATCCAGCAGAAGTTATCGAGATATACGATCCAGTCACGCTGCTTCCAACTGGTACATCAGTGACGATGGGGGATATCTATGGGCTACTTTTTTCTGCGTACTTCCACTACGCGACAATACGAGACACGCCAGAGCCTGAACCAGAGCCTGAACCAGAGCCTGAACCAGAGCCTGAACCAGAGCCTGAACCAGAGCCTGAACCAGAGCCTGAACCAGAGCCTGAACCATGAAATTAGAAGAATTAGTACAAGAGGAGCCTGGAGGTAAATTATCCAGTTCTAGAGTTTGGTTTAATATAGCAAATACGGCTGCTACAGCCGTATTTCTATACGCCTCCTATAAAGCATCTTTAGCACCTGTAGTAAATCTAGAAGGTTTAGCTTGGTATACTCTAGCTTATATGGGACTTGTAACAGGTAATAAATTCGCCAATAAATTCCTAGGAGCCAAGTATGGAACTAATAGCAATACTGAAAAATAAATACTTTCAGATAATAGCTGGAATATTGATCGCTTTAGTACTAGGATTTTCTAGTGGTTATAGTTATAAGGCCGATAAAGTTGAACTTGAAAGACTACAACAATTTGAGCTAATTCAAGGTAAGCTCGATAAAGTTAGAGAATTTTCACAGGAAGAAGCACGTAGGAACCAGTCTAGTATGCTAGAGCTAGATGCTAGACTGGGTACTATACTAGGTAGAGTTAAACAGAAACCTCTTACTAATGTACCTTGTGTACCTTCAGAAGACTTTTCAAAAATATGGAGTGAAATAGATAATGTTACTAAAAAGTCTGATATTCAGTAGTGTCTTGTTAGCAGGATGCTGTGCTCCAGTACCTAAACCACCTAGTTTCGATTCATACCTAACTTCTTCATGTATTCAATCCGTATTAGAAAGCCCGTTTACTAGTTGGGAAGATGTACTAGCACAGAAAGCAAAGGATAAAAAGGCTTTTGAGGAATGTTCTGGTAAGCATGAGGGTTTATCAAACTCTTATAAAAATTATTTGAGGGAGTTTAATGCAATTAAGTAAAAACTTTACATTGAAGGAACTTACAAAAAGCGACTACGCATCTAGGAAAGGTATTGATAATACACCTTCTAGTCTTGTAGTTAATAATTTAATGTTACTAACATCTAAAATTCTGCAACCTATTAGAGATCAGTTTGGCGCAGTTATAATTAATAGTGGGTATAGGAGTCCTCAGTTAAATGTAGCCATTGGTGGTTCAAAAACATCTGATCATGTACTAGGTTTAGCCGCAGATATTGAGGTTCCTAATCTATCTAACTATATGTTAGCTAAATGGTGTGAACAAAATCTAAAATTTAAACAGCTTATACTAGAGTTCTATACTCCTGGGGATGTAGAGTCTGGATGGGTTCACATATCATATGGTAGTAAACAACAAGTACTAACAGCAGTAAAAGAGAATGGAAAGACTATTTATAAAATAGGTCTTGTAGCATGAAAAAAGCCCTAACAGATTACTCTGTTAGGGCTTTTTATTTGGGTCGGTTTTGTACTACAATCGGTTTTGTACTTACATTAATTCTAGTTCAGCTTCTGGCCACCACATTATTTGTACACTACCATTCTCTGTAACGTACTCAATTTCTGATACTAGTGCACCTGTTCTATTCTGATATAGACCAATTACATATCCACCAATACCTGTACGACCATGGTATACTTCATCACCAATACTAAACTTAAATTCTACCATATACACTCCTTAGACTCAATACTTTTTAAATAGTTAATATCGTTAGAAGTTAGTTCAGGACTATACATCTCTAACAACTCTTTTGGTGTCATACATATATCATAGTCTGCATGACTTGGTAGTCTGGTTTCTAACCTAAAACACCAGCAATTACTACTACCAGTACAGTATAAAGGTTTAGGCCTTAGCTGTAAAGGTTTTAGTTCTTCAAGTAACTTATCCATTACCTAATTGGGCAAGCACCTGTAGCACATCCTTCATCACGAAGTTCATCAAAGGAATTAGCAGACTCAAGGTCTACTTCTAGTAGCGTAGCTACATATCTATTATAGTCATCTTCTGTTACTACTTCTTGTGGTAAATATAAATAGCCTAAGTCTTTTGCAGTTTTAGTAGGATCAGTTCTATATAGGAAACTAACTCCTACATAAATATCCCAATTATCAAATAACCACTGTACAATACCATCAACTTCACTAGGATCATAACTAATAGTTACAGAAGTATTCTGCTGGGTCCAGTTTTTCTGTAGTAGCTTATAGCGCTCTAACTGATCAATAGCACTTTCTAGGTTTACTTCCTTTCCATTTACTTTATGGAAGGGAACATCATCCCAGCGAACTGGAAATGTTACTAGAACTCCTGAGTCGTCAGTTGGATGATTAATAACATTATAGTTTGCATCGCGTAGTTTTTCTACTACAGGATCAAACTTACTAAACTGTACATTATTAAAAATGTACTTACCTAAAGGCATATGGGCACCTTCTGTTGTGTCCATAATTTTACTTAGTGTACCACTCGGTTTTACAGTAGTGACGTTCTTCGGATGTGGAAGCTTAAGTTCATCAGCCATACCAATAGCAGCGGAAGTAGCGGTACGCTGTAAATATTGGTAATCATAAGCCTTCATATCAGGACGCTTAGCAATACCAGTTAGGCCAACTCCACATAATCTTAGGAAGGCATTATTAAGGTGCCAAGATTCTTGTAGAATACCATCTTTAAGATTAACACAGGTTTGTCTATAATTAGCCCTTGCAGCTAAGTAGGCTGCCCTATGTAGACCGGAGGCATCTTTCTTAAACTTACCAATGTCGATTTCTGTAAGATTACAAAAGGACTTAGACCCAAGTAGAATTTCTACACAAGGATTACATCCTTGAAACCATGGAGCTCGACGCAAGGCTTCTTCACCATTAATAAACCCAGGCTCAGAACCCCCGGCTTCTTCCATAATTTGGAAAATTTTACGAAGTTCTTTAAGGGTAGGTTTCTCTTTAAATAGTAGAGAATTATTAGACTGTGTTCTATGTGCATTATCATGTAGCCACCAATCTTTTTTAGCTACAGCAAATTCTTCCCATTCAGGTTGATTATACTCGAATATAACAATTTCAGCACTTCTACGACTACTAAGAATAGTTCCTAACCAAGTAATAATATCCATAATATCTATTCTGGATAATAGTGAGTCTGCTTTAGAAGATAGGATTTTAGCTATAGCTTTATAAGCCTTAGCAATAGCGTAATAACCGGAGCTAATCCACCCATAACCCTTTAACCGTTCACCTGCTGGTCGTAGCTCGGAAAAGTCTAATACTAAAGTTTTTGCTGGATACTTACCTGCAATTAGTTTACCAATAGATTTAGCCCAGGCTTCGGCTGAATCTCCAATTTTAATACGCCAAACTCTAGTCTCAGCATCCCAGAACTCCTCATTGTACTCAAGACCACCTTTAGCAGTTCTAGTACTAGGAATAATACGAATATCATCTATAGGATTAACAAAACCATTTAGAGTTCCTACAATTGGACGTACTCCAAGACCACAACCTTGTAATAGTAGCCATAAACTATCTACTATATCGTATACAGTTTCAATATTTGTATAAGAACAGTTAAACTGACTAGCTTCTCTATATTTAGAAATATCAGTACCACCTAACCATAAGGTTCTACCACTCATTGAAACCTTACGGTCTAGCATAAGCTCTTCTAGCTCATATAACTCTGCAAACTCCGCATCATTTAACTCAGAACCTTTAGCTCTTTCCCATAGCCATTGCTGATGGTCAATAACTCTAGCTACTGTTAGTTTCCAAGTTTCAAAGATAGTACCAAGCTCATTTAATGGTCTATTATATGTTCTACGTGTAATTACCGCTGCTCTAGTTGATGCCTTATACATTAATTAACTCCAGTACTTCCAAATCCGCCCGTTCCACGGGCAGTCTCATCTAAGTCATCCGATAGTACAAAGTCTGGAAGTAAGCAAGGAATAAGTACTAACTGAGCTACACGATCAAGACGTTTAATAACGAAGTCAGCGTCACCAAGATTTTCTAATCTGACCATAATATTACCTCGGTAATCAGAATCGATAATTCCAACACGATTGGCTAAGGAAATACGATGCTTTCCATGGCCAGACCTACTCACTACCATTCCAAAATACCCCGGGGGTATAGCTACACGAATTCCTGTATCAACTAACTCAGCAGTATGTGGTCTAATAATATAATCTTCGGCAGCACGTAAGTCTGCACCAGCATCTGATTCATGAGCTCTACAAGGTGTTAGATCAACATCATCTGTATTGTATTCAATTAGTAACAATTTTTAATCTCCGTTTAATGTCTTGAATGTTATCTTCACCTATTGCTTCTTCGCAGTATGTAGGTAAATCCATTAATTTTAAATTAAGTTCTAGCAACGAGCCAGACGCATTGAGGTTCTGTATAAATTTTTGTTTACCAGGTAAAGGTAGAAGGTCAATAATACTAAAAATATCATCATATTGTTCTAATAGTGTAATAGCTCTTTTTGGCCCTATGCCATCTACTCCTAGTATATTATCTCCAGAGTCACCTTGTAAACATTTTAGTCCTAAGTAGTTTTCTTTTGAGCAATCATAGGGCCAATTATCTTCTGTTATTTCTTTTCTAGTTACATAACTAAACCTTGAAACGGAAGGGGATATGAGTAAGTCCCAGTCCTTGTCAGAAGATATAAGCCAGATATGCTCATAATTAAGAGTAGCCACAATATAAGCTGCAATATCATCCGCTTCAACATTTTCATAGCGTAGTACCTCATAATGCTCTGCTAGAAGTAAAAGTGTATCTTCAAAATCTTTGAAGAACCTATCAAACTTCTCTTTCTCTTCAGGAGTTTGTAGTTCATACTTCTCTTTACGATTAGCTTTATACTCTGGGTATATATTCTTTCTAAATGAAGAGGAACCTTGATCACACGCTATAATTACCCTACCAGCACTATAACTCTGAGATAAACTTTGTACTGTCTTTAAATAATCATTAGCAAAGTTTAATTGTCCACTATGAAGATAACGGAAAGCTAAGTTCAGAGCATCTACTACCATAACTATATCTTCATCTTTCTTAACCATAGATGCAAAAGATTTAGTAGGTTTTACACTAAGTTGTTCTAACTCGTCAATTTCTTCCATGTATACTTCCTAAGTAGTAAGCCTCTTTAAAAATCTCCCAAGCAAACTGCTTAGAAGAAAATATTGTATATCTTTGTTTATCTTCGTGCCATTCTGCTGTGCCAGCCAAGGTTTTAGTTATTTCGCAGTTTTCAAATAACTCTCTAATATCCTCACTCATTTGGTCCACTCCGGTTCGCAGAAGTTAACCCACTGTTCTAGTCTAGTAATATAAAATCCCTCATAACTATATAAATAGCGATGAGGATAATCTTTCTGATCTACTAGTAAGTCATTCATACAAGCATAGAGTTTTGATCTATCATACTTATATATTAATAGTGGTTTCTTATTAACCTGACTAGACTCTCTAACTGTTTGTTCCCAAAATTGAGAAAGCTGCGGATTCACACCAGTTAGGTAAGTAGATGATAAGGAATCCTCTGCGTAATGTTTGACTTCTACACAGTAATGATTATACTCCCCCGGTATGTATAAATCACCCTTAAGTTGGTGAACTGCCGAAAGTGCTCCAGAAGCGGGAATTCTTTCCCACTGTAGTCCTGTTAACTTACGCATTTCATCACGAACAACCATTTCCGCTCTAGCGCCTTTTGCTCTACTATCAACTGCCATAATTCAACCTTGAAATACCTTCTTCTTTTATAACTTCTAACCTTTTAACCAGAGGATGGGAGTAGGAGTGGGATATTAGAAATGTATTAAGTCCATCTTCTTTCAGAAGAACTTCAATTAACTTTTCTTTTCCGTATGTATCGAGTACATCAATGACTTCATCAAGAAATAGAATATTGATACGAGACTTAGATAAACTAGACATTAACTTTCTAATTGCAAGCAAAGTACTGGTAGTTACTCTAGCCAACTCACCTGCAGAAAGTGCTGTAATTTCAATTTCTTTTCCATTATCCACAATCACTATATTAAGCTTATCTTTTTCTAGAACAAACAGTAACTCGAATCTTCCATCACTAAGTTCAGATAAGTACTCATTTGTAAGAGCTTCTAATTCTTTTACAGAGTTTTCTATCTTGTATGCAATTAGTCCAGTTGTACTAAAGGCTTTCTTAAGAACTTCTAGTATTGAAAAAGCTTTCTCTAGTTCTATAGTTTCTTTCGATAGAGTATCTAACTCTTTTGTATAACTATCTAATTGATCTCTAATCGCTGCGATTTTAGCATTAGTAGCTGACGCAGTATTATTAGCCTTAGTAACTTTAGTAATAGCAGAATTAATAGAGTCTATATAGTTCTCAAGTTCTTCAATTTTAGCGTCGAGTTCTTCTTTATCTAAAGTTAATTGCGGTAAAGACCTGTCAATTAATATAGATAACTGTTCAAACTCTTTTACCAAAGCTTGATGCGCAGAAACTTCTTTATTATTGGCTTCTGCTAAGGCTATCTCTTCTAATATACGCTTTTCGGTAGCTTTTTTAATTTCTGATAGTGCCAACGCATCATCTACAATACTCTTTATTTTGTGAGTATCAATTGGTTGTGTACAAGTAGGACATTCACCGGAATGTAGTCCACTATACTTCTTTACTGTAGCAGCATATTGCTTTAGTTCTAGCTGAACTTCTGCTCGTTGCTGCTCTAGTGCTTTTGTAGAAATGGTCGCTTTTGTACTTACTAACGCTGATGAATCAATAGACGAAATTTTTTCTTTGTACAAATTATTCGCACTAATCTTAGCATTTATACCATTTATTTCCACTAGCTGTGCTTTTAAAGTTCCCAATTGGGTCGCTTTTGTACTATCTAAGGAAGGTACTTCTGCAAGCGGAATTTCTTTCAATACTGTCTTACCTGCACTCTCAAGCCAGCTGCGTACCGTAGATTCCTTAGCCCCTAGTTTCAATAGTTTGTCCGCTAGTTCTTTATGTGCTACTTTTACACGCTCGAAGATAGTTATATACCTATCTAGAGATAATAAGTCTATAAGAAATTTTTTTCTATTACTATCGGTTGCAGTAAGAAATTGTAACGACGACCCCGAATTTTGATATACCAATTGGCTAAATGTCTTAGCATCTACACCGAATAACTCTTCTAGTTGCGAAAAAGTAGCAGTAGCGGTATGGCTAGAAATATCTGTTCCATCTTCAATAAGTTTAACTTTTTGAGTAGCACCTGACCTATCAATGGACATTTGGTAGTTTTTATCAAATATTGAGAATGTACAAACTCCTGAATACTTGCTAGTATTCAGTTGTCTATTTACTACATCACCCTTTTTAATTCCCTTAGAATTCTTATTAAATAGCACTTCTTCTAGTATAAGAGGAATACTAGATTTACCATGTCCATTTAATCCAACTAACTGCGTAATTGGTTCTTCATCTAAAGAGATTGTGTTCCCGGCGCCATAAGAAAATAAGTTACTCCATGTTAGCGTCTTTAATATAATCATTTGCCCCCTTCAATATCTCGTCAATATTTGAGATTTCTAGCACTTCGTCTAAGTATAATCTAAGCTCCTCTTCTATACTTAGATTATTCAGAGAGAGTCTTGACTTATGTTCGCGTTTAACAATTTTCTTGTCTAGTAATTCAGAATTCTTAATATTGGCTAGATCACCAACATCTCCCTCAATTTCATATATAGTATGATGAAAATCTGTAGGAATCATTTCTTCTGGACTAGAGACAGTCTTTCTTAATAGCTGAGGTAGATTGAGTTCTTTGAAGTCCCAATGTAGTGTTTCAGAATCTAAAATTATTACACCAGTCTCTACTTCATTTCTATGAAAACTTGTGGTTAGTGGAGAACCAGGATAGAGAATATTACGTTGGCAGTTACTGTGACTGTGTAGATCACCTGCTAGTACTAGTTCCCACCTATTAAATAAGTCTAGGTCAATTTCTGACTTAACGTGAGGAGGTATCTCACCTCTAACGTGAGTGAAACAAATATTACCAGTAAAATTTGGCCATTTATCCTTCAGCCTATTGTATGGAATAAAATCCATATTTCCAATACTATAGTAGTCATCTAGTATGATAACCCTAGAATTAATTACTGAGCTTATCCGTATTAGTCTAGATAAGAAAGTGGTATGCTTCTTTACAGCTTCATGATTTCCAGAATATATAATTATATCAATTCTGGGGTTTAGGGCTTGCATCATAGCAAAGTATAATTCAAGCTCTTCAATAGTAGGAACCCGATCAAACACATCTCCACCGATTACTAGAAGATCTATTTTTAGTTCTACAATAATCTTATTTAGTTGTTGTACTAATTCTAAATACCTAGCCTCCTGCCAGTCGATAGGTACGTTTTTCTGATTAAGTTTAATATGCCAATCGGCTGTGAATAGGATTTTCATTGTCTATAGCTAGTAAGCTTCTCGGCCCTTATCTTATTAACAGAAGTAATAAGATAATTAGTAAACATTTCACCCCAGGTATTACCTGTAGGCCTTTCTGGTACTTTATCTTGCTCTAATATTTTATTCCACTCATTGAATGCTTCAATTAGCTCCCCATAAGTAAAAGTTATATGCTTATCCAACATAGTTTCTCCAGGCAATAAAAGCTCCCGAGGGAGCCTTTATTTCTTTTACATAGGAATATCGTCGACTTCTTCCTTAACCTCAGCTGGAACTTCACTAGCTGAATCAGATTCAGACTTCAAACTATCAAGGAAGTTCTTTTGATCTTCCGCAGTTAAACGTGGTACAGATTCATCTACAGTCTTAGCTGCAGCAATCATAGTACGTTCTTCTTCTGATAGTGAACGAGCTTTGCAGCGTAGTACACTAAGAGTATACTCTACATTGAAGGCTTGAGCACCAGTTTTGGCACGCTTGAATACAATATCCCATCCAGTATCTGGATCGGTTGGATCACCTAGGTCTTCTGCAGCACCAAGAATCTGTTCAAATAGTTTTTTCTTCAGGTTAATAACAACTGGTTTTTTCTCGGTCAGAGAATACCCCATAACGCAGTAAGCCCAGCCACACTTAAGTTCTGGATAAAATTCCTTTACCCAATCCTTCTCTTTATTAGTGAATTTTTCTTTTTCACGATCAAAAGATAAACACTCTAGTGGAATATCTTTATTATTCTTTCCTTTAATCCAATAAAGGTAACGTGGTAGAACATCTCCAAAGATACGGATAGTATTCTCGCCATCTTTGTAAGTATAAGCTTCTGCGCCTTTAATTGCAGCGCCTTTAGTATTAGCAAATTTAAGTGCCATTTTGTATTTCCTCGTGTTTAAATCGTATGTAGTTGTCGCAAATTTGCAATAGCCTATTTTTAGAGATTTTAACTGTATCAATAGGTGAATAAGGAAGCCATAAGCCAACTTCATTCTGATACTCGTAATCGAAATAGTTTCTGATTGCAGCTAAGATAATGTAGTCAAATTTTTCAGAATCGAAACCTCCTTGATTCATCAAATCTTGTACATTTAAGATAAAGCTGTTTCCAGCTAGCTTGGGTGGTACACCTTCTTTTGAAAACTGTTTAAACATATCCAATATTTTATAGTGGTCATGCTTAGCAGTCTTTATAACTTTATCCCAGTCAAAAAATATGGGTTTCATAGGTTGATTTCTCACTGAGAAATAATATTATACTGTAATTGAAAAAGAAAATCTTTTACTTTTTTAATATTCTCACCTGGTAACCTTGTCTAATATAGTGTCCCATCCTAGTCTGGGCTTGTGCTCTAGTAGAATTACCTTTTAAATGTATATCTAGTACTAATGGTTGCTTTTTACCAGGGGCTTCCCTAATAATGCGCCCTATTAACTGAGTAAGTAATGGCTCATTATTAATAGGTGTAGCTAGAATTAAACAACTCAAGTCATTCTGTGAAATTCCTTCTGAAAATATGGACATAGTACCATACAGTATATCTACCTCTGGAGTTGATAAGCTTTTTAAGGCTTGTGCTCTCATTTCCGTAGATTTCATTTCTCCAGTAATACTAATCGCTTTATTACTTTGTTCAGCAGCCCATTTTAAGAATTCAACCCTAGAACCAACTACTAGCACTTTATAGCCCTTACTAGCGGCGTTATTAGCTAGGTCTACAACCATATGTCTGTATTCTTCATTGTAAACCTCTAGGTCAGTTACCCTGTTACTCCAATGTTGTGATGGCTTTAATACTATATTAGTATCAACTATTACAATTTGGGGAGTTAAAGAGTTTTCTTTCTCTGGTTTAAATATATTAAATCCAAAGTAATCTTGGAATATAATATGTTTCTTATCCTTACGAATTAGAGTACCAGAAAGCCCTATCTTATAACGAGCTTTCGACTTATCAACAATCTTGGAGAATGTAGCAGCACTAACGTGATGCATTTCATCAAGTATTAAAGTGCCAAAATCATCACGAACTTGATCAATTACTTTAACTATAGATTGAACATTACCAACAACAATCATTGGTTTGGTATTATACTTACCACTACCAATAATACCTGCATCAATTCCAAATACTTTCTCAATCTCAGAAATCCACTGATCGCGAAGTCCTGTAGTATGTGTAATAACTAATGTTTTTTGACCTAGTTTTGCTGCTATAGCTAAAGCAGAATAAGTTTTTCCCCAACTTGGAAAGGCATTAATCATACAAGACTCATCTACTGCATCATATACTTCCTGTTGAGATTCTCTAAGCTTACCTCTAAACTCTGGAAACTCTACTGGCTTTAAAACTCTTTTATCAATAACTTCATAGTCTACATTAATTAAATCAATTCTACCAGAAGGTACAGAACACATAGTGGGGGTTATTCTTCGGAAATTATTAATAATCTCTCTGAAAGTATTATTACCTGCTCTAGCTATAATTTCATAGGTAGTCTGCGCTTCTAGAATATCCATTTCTTCTGGTGTTACATTATCTAAATAGATTCTGTCACTTAAAACCGCTTTTCGGGCCACTAATTACTCCTATAATATTTACTATATAAAGAACTAGTAGCATACTTACTAGAACTGACAGCACAGCCGTTAATAACTCATACATTATATTAACCTCCTAGTATCTGCTAATTTAGACTCCTCTAGTGAATAAAGAACATACCCCCGGCCTACATGTAGTAAGCCAGCATACTTAACCTCTAAGGCTGGTTCATAGTTTATATAAAAAGGGCAATGTATACCATATAAATGTACTAAGTAACCATGATCTACCTGAGTATACTTAGTAATTCTATAGTATTTAAGCTGTACACGCATACTCTTTACATAGTTAAATACTTTACCAGAGAAATCTATAAATCTACTAGATTTGTGTGTTAAGAGTATTAAACTAGAGTATTTATATATTGGTGTGGATAGCTTGTATAATTTGTACCCTTCGATACTTGGGCTTGATTCATACTTGATCCGGCGCAAACCAAGAGAAGGTGAATCTCTTGATTTGTCATCTATCAATTTAAAGTCATCTTCTGCGGAGTTACGACCAAGGAGCATATTATTATACTCCTTGATCTCAACATACTTACTTAGCTGGTAGACCGGCCATACTACTTTGGATAAAATCATCGTAGCACTCCCTCCACTCATCACCCCAACCTTCAAATGAGTAGTCATCACCAACTTCTTGATCAATACCGATTGGGCAACCTGGAATAGAGAAGCCCCTATCCTTCTGAGTACATTCAGCCAATAGTTCGCAGTATTTTTCTACGTCGTCAGGGTGTACAATAGCTACGATTGAGTCATGCACCATCATAAAGATTTCTGCACGTAACTTATGCTTCTTAATAGCTGCCATCATATCAATAACAGCAAATAGGTTAATATCAGATGCTAGGGATTGTACTGCGGCATTAATACCACTTCTGATTTCATGTGATGCAATACCCTTATCTGGGCTAAATACATTTTTAAGTCTGCGCTTACGCCCAACTGAGGTATACAAGAAACCTTGCTGCTTAATTAGCTCCTCAGTTCCCTTCAACCACTTCTTTAGTTGAAAAAAGGTATTGAAGTATAAATCAATAGCCTCTTGTGCATCATCTAAGGAGAAGTAAGTATCAGAATCTTTTGATACAGTATCTGATACTTTGCGAGCACCTGAACCGTAAAGAATACCGAAGGAGATAGCTTTAGCAGCTTGACGCTTATCCTTGAAGAATTTTTTCACATCAGAAACAGCACCAGGTAGTGAGAATACTTGCTTAGCAATAGAGCTGTGAAAATCTTCCTTATCTTGGAAAACCCTCTGAAGTTTCTTATCCCCAGACAGGACAGCAGCATAGTACATTTCAGCAGTTGCCAAATCCTGAGAAACTATCTTCCAACCTTCGTGCTTTCCAGAACCTTTAATTGCACCTTTAACACGCTTCTCATCCCGTGGAAGCTGCTGAGCATTAAATTTCCCAGAACTTGATAGTCTACCGGAAGTTGTACTAGTTAAATTAAAACCTGTTCTGACTCTACCATCTGAATCTAAATTACGAAGTAGATTATCTACATAAGTATTTTTGATTTTACCAAGTTTTCTAATAGAAACAATACTATTTACTACTTCGTGCTGACCATCTAAACTTTCTAGAACTTCAGCGTCTGTACTTTGTAATCCAGTTCCTGTTTTCTTAGCTAGCGGTTCCAACTGTAAAACATCAAATAGAAGCTTTCTTAGTTGAAGAACACTATTTGGATTAAACTCTTTACCTTGATCTTTCTCAAATTGCTTAACTTCTGGTAAATTATACAGATGTATCTCTGCGTCCCTAATTGCCTTATCAATAGTAGCTTTAGCAAACTCTAAGCGCCCTCTATGGAAAGGAACACCTACAAGCTCAATCTTAATCAAAGCTGTTAAAGCTGGGATAAGAAGATTATTGTACAGATTTAACAATTTGGGGTTAGCATTAATAATAGGTTTAAACTTATTATATAGAACTAGAGTAACACCTGTATCCTTAGCCGCATAAGGAACCATAATTTCAAAAGGAATCAAATCATAAGTAAAATCAGATTCCAGAACTCCGTGTGACCTACAATAATCTTTCTTATATGTGTCTAGATCATCATCGTATGCACCAAAGTCAGTATATTTTAATGCTAGACTCTTCAATCCGTGGCTACCTTGCGTCTCATCTAGGACGTAATGCAGTACCATTGTATCTTCGTATGATGGGAATTTGAAATTAAAATGATAACGTAACATCTTAATATCGAATTTAGCATTATGAAATACTACAGTGTACTTATTAAATAAGTACTGGAAGAATGCTTCAACTTCTTCGCTCACACACTCTGTAGATATATAAGCAGCATTACCCAACTTAGCGCAGATACTTATCCCTAGGACGTAGCCGTCAGTCGGATAAAGTGCTGTAGTTTCAGTATCTAGTGCTATTACTTTAGTTTCACTAGCCCACTCATCAATCTTTCTTAGGTATTCTAGTGCCTCCTTAGAGTCTGTAATACCTATCCAACTACCTGTATTATTAACTAAATTCTCTCCGGAAACTACTTTATGTAGCCTCTCGATAGATTTCTCAAATGCTGGTTTACCTTCTGGTTTGAAGGTAATCATCATTGGATTAATAATTGGAATATATTTACCATCTATTAAGTGCCCTGCTAAATCAGTAACACTAGTAATCTTGGCAAAATACTTTGCTGCTTCGCTACCTACTGTAATTATGTAGTCATATTTAGATATATCAATTTCAATATCTACATCTTTCTTTAGGACTTTAGGTAATTTTACACTACATAACTGATACTGATCAAACTCAAATTGAAAATATTGGTTAAAACGTATATTACTAGGACATTTCTCAACTACTGCTATTCTCATGCTACTCCTTTTATTAAGGCTAGGTTTGCCTTCCATTTATATAGTCGATGACCCAAGCAACATCAGACTTACTTAATTCGCCTGGATCACTATCATCTTCTAATTCTATTATACCAACATAAAAACCTTCAGCTTCTAGTAGTGGTTTAAGTTCTTCAGTGGCTTTTCTACCTGCGTCATCTGCATCTAAACAGAGAAATATTCTTGTAGTGCCACTCATTTTAAATAGATTTACTTTGTCTTTATTTAAACCCTTCTTCGAGTGTAAAGTTGTAACACCCATAAGAGCAACAGCATTAGTTAATCCTTTATCGTAGAGATTTAGAAAATCAAATATACCCTCAACTAGCACTAAAGTAGAATTTACTGGCTTAGGTCTACCTGGAAACATTGGTAATTCTACTTTAGAAGGATAAATATCATATTTAGGGCTTTCATTACCCATCGCTCTACCATTAAATGCTACAATCTTATTACTAGCAGCATACATTGGGAATACTAAGCGATTACCAAAATCTTCGTGATATGTGAAAGCATCAAACTCTCTAAATGTACTAGCCTTGATATTTCTATAATCTTCGCGCCAAGGAATTGCCTTACTCGGTATTTTTAATCCTACACTATCCGACATACATTTCGCAATTTTCTCCTTTAAGGAGGCAATTTGCGCTGATTTTCCGTCTGTGAATACATCGAAATGCTTGAATAGGTTTACTTTATAGCCACAGGATAAGCATTGGCCTATACCTTTTAGTTTATCAATTCTAAGTGAGGGATTCCTGTCTGGATGATCTGGATTTAAACAATGTATTAAGTAATCCCTACCACTAGGGATATACTTAATATCAAAATTATCGAGTAAGTTTCTTACTTCATCTACCATTTATTTACACCTATTTTAGTGGCTCCAGCAAATGGAATATCAATATCATTTGCGTCTTCTTTTCCAGTATAGGAAGATTCCTCTTCCTTTTCTTTCTTTGCTTTCTTTTGAGGTTTATCTGTTTCTGCTGGATTAATTTTCAAAGTCTCCCAGTTAATACCATTACTAAAAGCTAACGGTGGACCACCGCGAATCTTAGTAGTATCGAAGGATATAGTATTGTCCGATTTATCATGAGCATCTAATAACATCGCAATATCACACGAATCTAGAATACCTTTAGCAAATCGTGTACCACCATTATCATCAATTTGATAAGGAGATACAATACATATATCGTGCTTTCTAGCTAACTCTTTCAGTTTTTTACTAACAAAGATCTGGGTAGTCCATTCATACATGCCCCCTGGAATTCCAGGTACAGTAATCTGGTTCAAGTAATCAATAACAGCTAATTTAAGACTATCACCAAACTTAGCTTTCAGCTTTTGAATATGTAAATCAATTGCAGTAATACTTAGTTCTCTATCATCAATAATGATAATCTGATTCTCAGGTTTTAGAAACTTAGTTCTAACTAAATCACTTTCGAACTTTAAGTTATCTCCACTTAATATGAATTCCTCTACTAGATCATCTGCATCTAGATACATAGCTGCTCTGGCTTTTACTAATTTTAAGATTTCTGATTCCGACAGAGAATTTTGTTTTAGTAATGAATGAGATATTCCAGCATTAATACCCATGATACGTTGGAATGTTTCCCTACCCGTCATTTCAATGGTAAAATATACTGAAGTATTACCCATAGCATACTGTGCTTCTACTAAGTTAGCACATACAATAGATTTGCCAGCACCACGTTTTCCACCAAGTAGGATAGTTTCTTGTCTAAACAATCCCCCCAATTTAGCGTCGATTGTATTCGAAATGCCACTAGGAAACTTATAATGCTCATTATCTTCTACTGAAGCAAACAACATAATATCACTAGCACTTAGAATGCTTTCACTAGTATGAGTTTTCTCATCTAGATGCATTACTGCTGCGGATAGAGAGTCCTTAATCTCCTGACTATCCATTAAGGTGATATTATCTACAAATTTATCTAATAGTTTTAGTGCTTCACTTTGTGTGTAGCTATCAATTAAAGCATCTACAGCTACATCTATATCTATATCATCTTCAATTTCAAGACTTTGAAGTGTTGTTAAAGCGTTCGTTAATGCACTACTTCTAGCAGTTGTTAGTAGTTCAACAAAATTAGGTATAGCACCATACTTGTCATAATGGGTCGTAATAGCACTATATACGCTAGTGTAAGAAGAGTCGAAAAAAGCTAACTTCAGTCTTGAAAATGCAGATAGATCTTTACCCTCCAATACTTTATGTAGTACTATTGCGCCAATGTCTGCCATTCTAAGTTACCTTTATTTCATTATCCTTAATTACTGCTGATAATTCCTTTTGTACTGCTGCTAATGTTTCAGAACGCAACTTACCTAGTCTAGCAGGATACTGATTCTTGTCATCAAAAAATATTGATAGCTGTTCGTGAGTTAACATTTGTTGCAAAGCAAAGTAAAGCATATCTGAAGGCTTATTGCTTGTTGGTTGCACGGAAACTTCAACAAAATCTCCGTATGCGTGTTTGGCGCGGGCAACAACTTCTTCAATCGTGAGAGAGTCGTTGTCATAATAAGTTATTGTTACCTTCATTTATTACTCCATGAAAAAAGGCGATTTAGAGGAATCCCTAAACCGCCTTAATTACCTATTTAGGTATTACTCAGCTGTTTTAGCTGCATTCTTTGCTTTCTTTGCAGCTCCATCATAATCTGATGCAACAAGTCCACGACGTGTTAACAATGTCTTAATACCGCGTTCAGTCTTTCCAGACTTCTCAGCGATCTGAGCAACTGTTAGTTTGCTTAGGTCACCTAGGGTGTCAACAACATCAGCTTCTGCCTTAGCATGAGATTCCTTCTGAGCAGGCATCTTTGCAATGTCCCCGCTACGTAGTAGGCTGAGAGCCTTTCCGCGGACTGAATTAATAGTCTTATTCAGAGCAGTAGCAATGTCTTCTACGAAGGCACCTTCTGCACACATACTAACAAAAGTAACTTCTTCTGATTCGGTATATGTACGAACTGCTTCAACCTTTTCAGTTGGCTTAACGTGTGCAGTAAGTTCCATTGATAGAATCTTACCTTGAACTTGCTTAGCAGTAAACTCGCCACCTTGGAAAGCCTCAGCAATCTGAGCATAAGTCATATTGCCACTATTTGCTTCAACAAAAGCACCTAGAGCAGTAGCTTCATCTTCTGTGAATGTGGGGGCAGTAGATTTAGCCATTGAAGCAACTTCGTAACCCATCTTACGTAGCTTAGCAGCTACTGAGCGCTCACTACAAACTAATTCTACAGCAGCAGTCTTTACAGTATCTGTGCTAACTGGAGTAGCAACACCGGCAAGTGCGGTTAGTTGAGCGGTACGTTCGTCGGTCCATTTTTGAACTGTCATTTATTTATTTCCTTTTCTAAGTCTTTGATAGTAGTTACCCTAATTCCTAGGGATATAGCTTTTGTTAGCTTTGAACTTTCTCTATCTTCTTCGTTAATTAAAATGTTGGTAGCTTTAGTTACACTATCGACTACCGTAAACCCTAAACTACTAAGATATTTAGCAGCTTCTGATCTATTCTTGTAATCATCAAGTTTTCCAGTAATACATACTGTAATACCTAATGATGATGTTTCAACTTTCTTATTACTACCTACTTTAAACTTCCTAAGAAGCTTTTGTAATCTACTAAATTCCTCTGAATTAACATACTCTAGCAGATTATTTGTTACTTTCTCACCTAGTCCAGCCATAGAACAAGTCTCCTTGTTAATATCATCTACACTGTCAATAAACTCACATAGTTTACTAGCAGCAGTATTGCCTACTAAAGGGATGCTTAAACCAGCGATAACTTGTTCTAAGTCGGTGTTCTTTTCACTGAGCCTAACTTCTTTGAATAGCTTTGCTCCAATAGTATCTCCAAGTAAATTCTTATACGTTGACTCACTAAAAGTATAAATATCTAGTATTGATTCAAAATCAAGTTTACTTAGTGCTACTGGCCCAAAGCCTTTCATCTTTACAGTTTTGCAGAAGTGTTCTAATTTCTTCGCGGTTTGCGCTGGGCATTCTTTGTTCCTACAAAATAATTGATCTTTTACTAGAATCAATTTGGAGTTACAAACAGGACAATTTTCTGGTTGGGTTATTTTCATTTGCTTTTCAACTGTAGAAGGAAATATTATACTGTAGTTACTCTACAAAATCAATATCATTTTCAGGCAACCTACGAATAATGCCGGGAATAATATCACCCATTTTTTGTACCTCAACTTTACAGCCTATCTCCAATCCTAGAGACTCGATAAAAGCTATGTTGTTAAGAGTAGCCCTAGCAACTGTAGAGTCTCCAATCTTGCACGGTTCCAGAATAGCTACTGGGGTAACTTTGCCAGACTTACCCACCTGCCACTCTACATCTAGCAAAGTAGTAATTGCACCAAACTTACGTTCTTTAATAGCGTAAGCTCCGCGTGGATGCTTAGAAGTATGCCCTAGACTATTATAATCTTCGTTATCATTAATCCGTATTACAATACCGTCGGTATCGAACTTAGCACACCAATCTTCATCTGCAACTGTTTTAAAACTATTTAGCCTTAAAACTTCTAAATCATGCTCATAAGTCTGAGTCTCTGGATATAGACCATACGCAGTAAAATATAAGTCTCTAGAATTAAACTCATTTATATCTATTAGATTGAGAGCACCAGACGCATAATTTCTTGCATTTTCAACATCTGATAAAGTAGTAATTTCTCCGGTTACTTGTACTATACCATCTAGTTCAATTTGCTTTGGTAATACTGGTTTGCTACTAAATAGAAACTTTTCGGTAATATCCCTACCTTCAATACCATCACCACGAGTTAAAACTTGTACTAACTGTTTATCAATATAAAGTGCAGCTATAGCAGCACCATCTAGCTTAGGTGACTTATACTTAAAATTAGTATAATCAGCTAAAGGTACTTTGCCTTCTCCTGCGTAATGCTTTTGTAAAGAGAACATTCTTTTATAGTGTTTCTTTACTTCACCTGTAGGCTTAGCACCCAAACCTTTGAAATCCACTAAATCAGCTAAGTAATCAAACTGTTCATCAGATAGAATTGGTTCACCGTCGTAATAAGCCTTTGAAGCCTTTACAAGTAAACTATCAATTAACTCGGCTTTCGCAGTTTCAAACTTCATGAAAAAATCCTCATTAATCCATACATTAAACTAGCACCTAGAATAGTGGACAGTAGGACTAAAGCTGCTATATGTAAGCCTAAATCTCGGTAGAGCTGGTTACTCCGCATCTTTTTGTTCTCCTTCAGAAACTAAGCGTTTCAATCCTTCCAGTAAGTTAGCCGTGAAAGTCATTTCTAGTAAAAGAGAAATACCTTTCTTAGTTGGCTGCCACTCACTATCAAAATCTAAAAAGTACTCTCGTATATTTAGATATTGCTCACCCCTAAATTCGGTAACTGTTAATCTCCACTGAGAGAAGTCATCCAGATTTTCTTTTAGGGTATGAGTAAATAAAACCTCAGAATCGTTGTTGCTCATCTGGTTGTCTAATTACCTTATTAGTCGGAAGTACACTAATAACCAAAGCAGTATCTACTGGTTTGAATGTATCCATATCATAACAGAATACTAGTACCTGATTCTCATTCATTCGAGGCCAGGTATACTCGTCTAGTTTCTTAGCAATATAGGGTGAAATTGCTACAGAAAAGTTTGTAGTACCAACATGGTACTTCTGCTTCTTAGAGACTGGTGAAATATAGTTGATGTAACAGTCCCCACCTTCATTCATAGAGTGAAGAAAAGCATTTTTGTTCATTTAAATTGAAACTCCATATTTAGTTAAGTGTTGCAAGGAAGCTAATTCCTCGGCTGGTTGGTACGCTGATTGCTGCCAAGACTCATCTTCTAGGTATACACGATATACTTTAGAAGGATGTGGTTGGTTTGTTACTTCTGATTTAATCGTTGCTAGTGACTCATAACGCGCTGACCATACTTTCTCTCCAATCTCAAAAGAAGTTCTAATCGCTTCTTCGGGGATTAGTTGAGGACGTTGGTATGACCAGCCTGTAGCCCTACGTGGTACTCCACATCTTTCTAGAACTTTATCTACAAAAGATGCTGACCTATAAAGAGACTCTGAAATTGCAGAAACTGTAGCACCCCCCAGGTACTCCATAATAGAGTACTGAATCTCTGCTTCTGTGGCAGGTTTATGTGCTTTCTCAGCCCTAAGCTTCGCAGTTCTATCTTTCTTTTCTAGAAAGTTGTCAATAATAGTCTGCAATCTAGTAGTATTGTAAGTGATTCTTAGAATACTGCAAGCCTCTTTTTTAGTACAGGGCTTTTCTGCTGAAAGAAGTGCAATTACTTTCTCAATATTAGAATCGGATAAATCTTCCGTATCTTTTACTTTAACTGACTTCTTTGCAGCAGCCATTATTACTCTCCGTCTTCAGTAGTGGTTAGAGCAGCTTTGATTACATTGGTAAAGTAGATTGCCTGCTTACCAGTTAGTTTGTCGATAATATCGTTATCAACAGTATAGCCAACTTCTTCAACTGCCTTGATTAGGGCAGATAGAGAATCAGCTTTTGATACGCGAGCTGTAGCACCTTCTTTAGTTGCTGTAGCTTTCTTAGTACCTGCAACTTCTTCTTTCTTAACATAGACTTCTGCTTTGCTAAGAATCATACGAACACCATTTGGTGTTTCACCAAAATCTTCTGCTAATTGCTTAACAATCTCAATAGAGTTTGCACCTGTAGGCTTTGCATCAGTATATGCCTTAATTACTTTAGCTTTCTTGTCGTCATCCCATGCCATATTTGTTACTCCTTAATGAACTTTAAAAATTTGATGTTTAGCAGACTTCTGACTAGGCAAAAGTCCGTGGTCTAGTACAGCTTGATATAAGAATAAATAACCTGTCGCCAAGGACATTAAATGGTCAGCTCTTACACCTACTGCTTTGTCTTCTTCTAGTGCTGCTATAGCAGATTCATCTCGCATAATTTGCATTGCACGATCTGCTACAGTATTTACTGCTTCCAGATTTTCTCTACCTACTATTTGGTACATATACCGGATTCCTTAAATGTTTTCATATAAGGCCCAAACTTATACTTATCCAGCAATTCTTTTCGCTCAGATTGATACTGAGCCACCCGCTGTTCTAAATAGTCAATTTCATCACTATCAAGATCAGATAAGTCTAGCATAAGGTAACTATCACTAGGTTTATTCAGTACCAGAGCTACTCGTTCAGATACAGAACCATCTGCCTTTGTATAGAAAAACTCAAGCATTATACTTCCTTTTAGTGACTGATTCAATTACTGAGATATTCTTCTTTTCAGAGAAAAGAGTAAATATTCCTAGAATAGGAAAGGTTACTGAATGCATAACTGCCCACACAATAAAAGATGTTATTGGTCTTTCAACAAAAGTATGGGTTATATTCTTTTCTTTTTCTATCTTTTTCAATTCTCTTAAAGCTGGAAGAAATGATATTATAGCAGAAGTAGTACCTCCAGACAAGCACAAAATTATATACCACTCAACCCATGTCATTTGTTTCCTTTCTCAACCGTAAGATAATATTATACGGCATATAGTGAAGACATTCAAGTCTATTATTTTACGCTAGAACTGGTTCTGCTACGGTTACGACCTCAAATAGCATAGATGCTACTGGTTTGCGTAACATATTTTCAACGTATTCTGCAAATTCTTTTCTATATGCCATATCTGTCATATTAGTTGAATTATCATCATCAACGTGGTCATCTAGTAAATTTTTTGAACCATCTTTAAATCTAACTGCTATTTTCATGAAATATCCTTTAGTGTTAAATTAAATTTAGCAAGTAATTCTACTATAAACGCATCCGGTAACTTATACTTTATTTTTAGTAGATTTAGCGCACTAAGTAGCTTATTTCTTCTAGAAGCTTGTTCAATACAAGATCTTCTCAGTTCTTCTTCCATATATCTATCCCAGCCATCACCACGCATCATAAAGGTCTCTCTAGTGTAAAATAAAATCTATGTTTACCTATAGTTTTTCTATAAATAAACTTTTTGGCCCAGTGTGGCCTAACATCTATATGATGATAGAAAGTAGCTCCACCTGTAAAGTCTGATACTTTGCCGGTTAGAACATCAATTGCAATCTTTTCAGCCAATTTATACGATTTGGGGTCGGTTGCCTTTGGCTTATATATCGTCCAGGAAAACTGCTTAGGACTGTGTACTACCTCACATGCATTATCTCCAGTAACTGCCATTCTGTTTCTAGTAACGAGAGCGACTGCTTGCATTCCTTTAATATTTTCGCCTCTAGCTTCATGATAAATATTTAGAGCTAGACAGGCGACCATACTAGCTACCAGCATTATTCCTATATTCAGAGATACTATGATGATCTACTGAACTTAGAGAACGCTTAGCCATGTAGTCTTTAACTTCCTGATATGAAACGGGCTTACCCCAAACGTCCCAGCCAGCATCAACAATCTTACCAGTTTTAACTTTATAAGTACCATGACTATGACCATGCAAGTGCCACGTTCCATAGTGAGAACTAGCCCATACTGCTAGTGGGTAGTGACATAGTATAATGATTTGCTGCGTACCATTGTCTTCCACATGAAGTTCAACCATATCGTATACATCACCGAATAGCTCTACATGCTTGCTAGCATCGTGATTTCCACGAACTAGGACAATATTGCCATTAAGACGTGATAGAATCCAACGCGTCTTTTCTTTGTCTAGAAAACTAAAGTCTCCTAGATGGAAAACCGTATCGGTATCCTTTACTGTTTCATTCCACTTAGCTACAATAGCTTCTTGCATTTCTTCTGTAGAAGAAAATGGACGATCACAGTATTTGATAATATTCTTGTGGCCAAAGTGTGTGTCTGATGTAAAGAAGACGCTCTTACTATTTGCCATGTTAACTCTTGCCATATTTACATCCTTATTAGTTTATACAGGTAGAAAGTTCCATAACCTATTAGAAATGTACCGTATAAAAACATAGGTACTCTCCAATACATACCTGTATCTATTACATATTCAATTGCCGATATAAGGTTCAGTAGCATACATATACCAATCTGGTACGTAATCTAAATTATTATCCGCGTTAAATTCCTTAACGAATTTCTCGGCCTCAGCTAACGTAGTGAACACTTTTGTATCCTCAATCTTGGAGCCCCAACCACGTTCGCTCTCAATAATATCTACCTTAATTTGTTTCATTTTTATTCCTTTCCAAGTCAGAAATAATATTATACCCGCCATAGCGCAAAAAAGCAAGATTGAATTTATTCAATCTTGCTTTAATTTGGTCTTAATCTACTTCAAATCTATTTCCTTTACTTAAATTTTCGCTAGCAGATAGATGTTGAAGATTAAATTCACAATGAAGCCCACATACTAAGTCGTTTTGTAAGGGAACTATGTGATCTACATGATAACCTTCAGGGCAAGTTCGATAAATTTCTTTTATGGCTATCAGGTTTGCCCAATTTGGGGTTGCTTGTAGTTTTGTAGCCCTACGTTTAGCTTTATTAGCACTAATTTCTTTTTTATGCTTACTGTAATATTGTTTACTATGTGCTAATATATGCTCTTTATTTAGGTCTCTGTATTCTTTGTCGCAATGTCTACAAGTAGAACTAAATCCATCTTTTGTTGATGAATTATAGTTAAATTCTTTATATTCTAATACTTCTAGACATTGTGAGCATCTTTTCTTACTAAGAAACTTAGATAGGTATAGAAACCAGTATTCTCCATTTTTATCTTGTATAATACCAGGATATTTTTCTTTTAAAGCTCTACTTAGGCCTTTACTAAACGTAAATCCACAATAAATAGTGAGTTCCTCTAACTTTAGTTCTAAAGCAGCTTTAATGAACTGTTTCCAGGTTAAGTCTGATTTTCTTTTTCCATACTTAGGTAAAAACACGTCACCAATACCAAATCGTTCAACTAATTTATTATATATTTCTTCTATTATTTCTTCATTCATAATACACCCCTCCTCAAGGGCTAAAACTTAGGCTAGTTCCGAGGAAGGAACAGGAGAATGACTCTTTTCGCCTTAATTGGCCGACCGTGTACGATTCGAACGTACATTTCTATGCTTCGTATGCATAGGTTCTTTCCAGTTAAACTAACGGCCGTGCGTGACTTTATTTAATCTTGACAGTTTGGTTGGTTCGGCGCTGACCGAAAATTATTGGGGTGATCGACGGAAGTCGAATCCGCATCTCTCTAGTTCACAGCCAGAGCCTTTGCCTGTTAAGTTACGACCACAAGTAGGCTTCCTTACTCTTATCCCGCCCGTACTTCCAGGTACGAGCTAATCAGCTGGAAGCAGATAAGGAAGTGAAGCCTACTTGTGGTAACTACTAGAAAGCTTACCGACCGCTGCTTATTAAGTTAACGCGCTTAACTCTAGTAGTTAATTTGGTAGTAACGCTCGGCCTCGAACCGAATAGCACTTGATTATGAATCAAGCTGCTCACCTAATTGCATTCGTTACTATTTAACCTGGCGACTCTACACAGATTCGAACTGTGTTCTTCGGATAGACAATCCGAGGTAATACCTATATACGATAGAGCCAATATTATTTTAATTCTCTAAGAAGTGTTAGTAATGCAACATCGAAATCAGTTACTTTTCTAATAACTTCTTGCTCAAACCAACTGTGAGATCCATGGTATTCAACCTCACGTGTAAGGTCACCTTCTGCAACCCAATCATCTTTACGGATATTATACTTACGACTAATATAGTGTAAAACTACCTTCTTAATATCTTCGTCATTTAAGCGAACCCTATCATAGGTAGTTTTCTTAATCTCAATATCAAATTCCATTCAAATCCTTAATTAGTTGGTACTTCGTGACGGGATTGAACCGCCGACCTTCTCCGTGTAAAGGAGTTACTCTACCGCTGAGTTAACGAAGCAAATTTATCTTTAAGCCACTCTAGGCTAAACCAGTACATAATTAGAAAGCTATTTATTGCTGGACTTAGCCATACGGAAACTTTCTTTAGTAAATCCATGTTGTTTAATCCTATCTTTATCTGAAATTGGAACCATTTTAGGTTCATTAAAAAACTTGTTACCAAAGTATTCACTAATTTTTTGATATGTAGTTACTGGGTCATAGACTTTATAAAACTGAATAAACTTCAAGGAAGGATTAATCTCTAGTCCTTTATTAGTTTGTAAAATTACCGGAGAACTATATTTATCATTTAAAATGTCAGACTCACCAATTAGTCCTAACTGTATGATCTTGGATTTAGGTCTAACTTTAGTAGTTATCCAAAACTTATCTAGCCAACTAATCTCTAAGGGTTTTACCTTATTTTCTGTACAATATTTATCGTAGTGTTCATTATCCCAAATTACTTCCATACTATTAATGTAGTAGGAAGCGGACTTTACAACTATACCTCTATAAGTCTTACCACAAAAATGTAGAATAATTGATTCAGAATGATGCCAGCGACTAGACTCCTCAATGTCAGAAGTACGCCTAATCCATTGCAATTTGGGGTCGAAACCATATTGCATACCTACATCATAGTAATCTTTAAAAGGTGAAATAATTTGCATTAGTCTGTGTAATCCGTAGAAACTTCGATAATGTCAATTAAATCTAGGTCATTACCTTTTATAGCTTTATCAATATTAATTCTAGATTGTTGTCTTAGCTGCTTTTCCGCTTGATGTAACCTTACATGGCCATATGCGGTACGCCTGCCCCGCATACAAGTTCTACATCCACAAGACCTTAATAGTTTTTTACGCATATTAAATCCTTTTATTAGAATGTTGTGGAATTGATACTAACTTGTCAAAGACATTATCCATATAGTGGAATCAGAAAGCATCAATACCAATTGATATACGGGAGCGTTGTGGTTAGAGCAGCTCGTCCGGGCACACCGGAGTCTTAACCTGTTAGTTACCTAACTGCCCTAACCACAGCACTCTAGAATACTGGGTACTAGTTTAACGACTTCTAGTAAGGTCGGAGCAGTTTACTATCATACTCGGGAAGCCAATTTCCTAGTTGTTTTAAGTCTACTAGTACTATAAGACTGATAGTTCAACGATATTTATAGTTCTTGGTACTAACAACTTTCATTACGAACTTCCTACAGTGTAGAATTTGCGACATTCTACCTAAGCCAGGTTCCAGTTATGGGCAAAATAACTATCACTTACTGGCCCTCATTTAAGTAAGATTTCAGTTTTTAACCTACTCTGACAAAGGGCGATAGCTATCTTAAGTTCACTATCAATTTCTAAGGCCGGTGGGGTATCTGCTATAAGGTTCCAGTACGTTTCACTAGCTCCCATCCTCCGTTTACTTTCCTTACCTTATTAGGTACATTTCGCTTCCAACGCCTATGTACCCTATCCGTTTAACATCAGGATAAAATGATGTATAGTAGTTTACGGACGACCTCTATAAACAGTCCGCTTGGTTTAGCGTCCTAGCCTGGACGTTATATAAAACTTTCACGTAATCATTAGTAATACTAATGTATGTTGGGATATTACCTTGAGCACGCTAAACCTCCGGTCTATTGTGACAACTGGTACTCCGCATCATAGAGCAGTACGCAAAAGTCTCATAAAGCACACTACAGGAATCGAACCTGTTTAACCACCTATTTGTATCATGCCGGCCGGTTTGATAGTGACCCTAACCCTATTAAAGGGTTCTCTCACATAGGCTACTAATCCGTCGATTAGTAGGTTAAGTACCCTTCTAGTGTGCTTTATGAAACCTTTCTCGATTTCATAAACAATATTATACAGAATATTGAACTGCGTATCAAGCTTGAAATTCTATGATACGATTGATCTTATTCTTGCGTTCATACTCAGTAGCATAACCATCTACATCAAACTCTAGTTCATGTAGGTTAGTTCTAATCAATTCTTTAGATGTTGGTCTAAGCTGATACTTATGCTCTTTTTTACCAATGATATAACCTATAGGTTTATTTTCATTCTCAAACTGAACCCAAGTACCTACTTTCATTTTAGATCCACCACAGTGTAATAATTATTAGGAAGTTTAATAGTAGAAACTTTAAATCCCCTAGAAAACAACTGGTTCTCTAATTCAGGCCTAAATTCAATTGCGAGCTTTTCAAAGCCTAGTAACTTTGCTTGAATTATCTCACATAATACATTAATTAATAGTTGACCAGGAACTTTCCAAAAAGTCATTTCAAATCCTTTTTCAAACTCAGAAATAATATTATAGAGGCTTTAAACTAAAAAAACAAGTTAAAAATTCTTCAACTTGTTTTTCACGTACTCTACTGTATTTAATCTATCTTTAATAGGGGCTTGCTTTAGCAGCTTTTCTATCTCTGCCCAAATTTGGTACTTAGAAAAATACTGGGATGGGTCATTAAGCTCTACTATTACCTCAAATCCTTGAAATTCTTCAAGTATTTGGGGTGGTTCAGATTCTAACTGTTCAGCAACCCAAATCAGATTCAACATAAGTATCTGGAGCCATAGGCACTAGCATCAAAGACCTAGCAGTAACTAAAGCATCAATAACTTGATCAATTTGAGTAATGTCAACTGGTACGAAACGGCCTAAACAGTCTCGGAAAGTAATCATATCTTCATATACGTCTACTTTAAACTCGAAACGATTACCCTCTACAAAAAAGCCAATATCTTCCTCTACAATACCTTCATAATCTACCATTTGTGAACAATATACAGCTTTAGTCATTCGTTTATCCTTTTTCTTTAATTTCTAAATACATTGATAATTTCTTTTCTACAGAGTAGCCCTTACTATGGAAGTATGCAGGAGGTACTGTACATTTAAGTCTTTTCGCCCACTTTCTTATACCATTATCACTACATTTAAATTGTTTTCCTAGTTCAGAATAATTAGTAGTCCATAATAAGTGTTCTAATTCTTCCTTAGTTAATCCATCTAGTAAAACTCTATACTTGCTACTACACTCAGTAGAACAAAATAGTTGTGTAGACTCTTTTTGCTTAAAAAGTATTCCACACTGTTTACAGAGTTTTTCTATACATAAATGCGCACTATGTAACTTACCGTGTTCAGAAGCAGAACATATGTGTAGATTTTCTGGAGAATTATTTAATTTATTCTCATCTATATGGTGAACATGCTCCTTACTAGATAGCCAGTAGCCTGCTTTTATAGAGGCCATGTGCCTATGTAGAAAAACGTAGGAGGCATTTCCAGTTTTAAGAGGGTGATCTTTATCAATGAAGTATAAATAACCTCTCTGTTTATCTAACTTCAATTCTTCTTCTTTTATTTCTCTATACACCTTTTATTCCTCAATCGAACTCTTAGGCTAGATAGTGGATTGAGCACTATCAGGGGAGCTACCCTTTTCACCTTATTAATACTGGCATCCCACCAAGGTACCGACCCTCGGCTTGCGATTTTGGAGATCGCCGTGCTTCCATTACACTAGTGAGACATTATTTGGCAGCCCTATTTGGATTCGAACCAAAGATACCAGATTCAAAATCTGGTGTGATAACCAACTTCACTATAGAGCAATTAATTTAAATATATTCCTTCAATCTATCAGCAGCATAAGACGCCGCAAATGCTTCCGGCTTAAGTTTAGGTGTATGACCACATACACCTTTAATATACCCAATAGCTTGTTGCATAGCACAGTTAGAACCATGCAATTCGCTAGGATTAATATCTAAGTGAATTTCAACATGACGATCTACTAAAAGTTCTGCTAGAGCTAGATAAGTTTCTGATGCACGATAAACTTCATTCATCATACGCATCATAGGTTTATTTGATTTGCTATCAAAATCTTGAGCAGTATCAATTCCGCCGAATACTTTACAACCATTGTTACCATTACGGTGAATAACTACCGCAACAGTATAATCAGCAAACCACTTACCTTTATCTTTATAACGCTCAGAATCTACACCAATATAAACATTAGACTCTAACGGTTCATTAGCTAAGTATTCTGTTATTTCTTTTATATTAAGTGTTTTCATGTTATCCTAGTAAAAATTAGAAAGTATACTAACTGGTTTTAGCTGCCAACCGCTGTTCCTACACCTGTGCACAGGTCGCGGGCTACATTAGTATACTATTAGTTAATACTTTGCTGCGGCCGCTGACTACCGAGTACATCCAAGTAGTACGTATGCCTACGTACTCATTGTGTACTAACTCGTCACAAAGTACTAACTAATAGAGACTGTATTGGGTAATAAGGAACAGTCTCAAAACCTCAGCTAAAGCTTAGGCAGCGATAGCGTATACTTCGTCGTTTGCATTTAAAATGCTTTGTTTCTTCGTAAGCTTTAACAACAAAGGAATTGACCTGCTGTTGCAGAGCACTTACATTACGGCTTCTACATTGCCGATTCTCAGTCTAGATATCCAACGCTGATCGAACCCAAGACACCCACATCGTCTTTGTAGGTGAGGGGAATCGAACCCCTGTCTCAACCTCTTCAATTTAGACTTACAACTTAAGCACTAGGCTTAAGTAACGAATTTGGTACTCCGTAGGGGTAACGATCCCCTCTAGCCACCTTGAAAGGGTGGTGACCTCACCTGAAGTCGAACGGAGTTTTAATCTTTACTGAAAATAAAACATTACTTCTGAAACAGGTACAACTTCCATAGAAGCACCAATACCTTCCATGTCTTTCTGGTATGATTCAAGTATACTAGCCGTAAGTCCTGTTAATCGTTCTGTTTTCTCATTACAGAAATAAACAGAACCAGAATATCCATAAAACTCATATATACCATCTACTTTATCTACACTAGTAATACCGGAATTAATCTGCCACGAATCTCCGTTAGTATAACCACCGTACCAACCAGCTAAGACTTTGTAGTAGGTAACACCTTCATTGGTAATCTTTAGAATTACCCAAGAATCAGGGTGATACTTAGTCATTTTATTTCCTTTTAAGTCAATTGGTATATAAGTTCTTAGTTACTTCACCCAGCACCCTAAGTCTGGTTGGCTAGTCACGCATGTACTAAGATTCCCTAGCTCAGATTATATATCCGAAGTGCACTTCAATATATAAGCACTTATAATTGGTGGGCGAGGAGAGACTCGAACTCTCAATCCTTCCGGCACTGGTTTCTAAGACCAGCGTGTATACCATTCCACCACTCGCCCTATTTGTAATAACCTCTAGTGAGAGGAATTGGCTGGGTTCTATTTAGAAGACCATTTGAAGGCTCTCACACCTTCACCGGAGAGTTCGATCTCCGACCAATATAGAGGTTATTACAAATAGTAGAGTTACTTTTCTTAGTATTCTCTGTGGAGCGTCTTGGATTTGAACCAAGAATGTTTACCCAGAGGGGATGGATTTACAGTCCACCGATGCACACACCATAGCATCAAACGCTCCACACAGAATACTACGTTAATCAATCCAGGGCTTGTACCTGTTTTTAGATTTCCCATTTCTTCTATGTCATCAATTATACCTGTTAGATGAACAGTTTCCTTCTTAAGCTCAGGGCGGCTGCGAAGTTTATAACCCCAAAACGTCGCTAAAGGGCTGACTCATTAAATAGGTAGTCAACGGCCACCAGTAATGCAATCAGAGCTTGGACTCGTATTACATACCAGTACTATTTTCATCAGCATAGCTGCTTAGTGCGCTTGAATTGAGAATACTTATGTCGCTACACATGCACAAGTATTTTTTCGCCAATTTGCACTTTCTAGCAAATTTCCAAGTTCACTAGAATCGTGTGGCACTCTTTTTTATTCTGAAAAACATAGTGTGCGTACCAGATCACCCACTATAAGCTCACATTCTCACACTGGTCTCTACATCGTGAGGTCTTTTCCATTTCAGAAATAATATTATAAATCGTTTTACATCTTCAAACAAGTACAGAATTTCGAAGTTCTTTTAACTCAGCTTCCAGAGATGCTATTTTCTCAGCAAGTTCTTTTGCTTTTAAGTCTTCAAAAGTAAATTTACTAATAATATTAGTAGTCACTTCTAAATACTCTACATCAGAGTTAGTAGCTAAATAAGAAGTATTTTTAAGGTTAGGAAGTTTAGCTTTATCAGTAAACTTAGTACTATTATTAAATACACCTGTCCAATAGAAATAACCACCGGAATTATAATCTGTAGCTAAGTATTCTACTACTCTTGTAGGGGACATACTTTTAACTACATAAAAAGTATTAATAACGGTCATAGTAGGTGCTCCTTAAGTAAAGTAGAAGTGAGTTAGCAAAGCATCCGCATTGAACGTATCCTTGAATAGCTCAAAATAAGCATTATCCATAAGTTCAATGAACTCGGTTGAAAACTCACGCGCATGAATCTGATCTAAAATAAACATATTAATATCTCCAGTGAAAGAAACATTATACGCTATCCAACATCAAAAAACAAGCTTAAAAATCTTCTTCTTCATCCTCGTCATCTATATCTTGAGCCTCTTTAATAGCCTCGTATAGATCTTCTGTAACCTCATCATAGTCTTTATCATAAATAAAGGTTAGAAGTTCACAAATAGGCTCAGCCCATCTAATTACTCCCCCAGCACCTAGCTCTACATCTGGTGCTTCATTTGCTATAAAATTAATTGCATCAAGGTATTTCTGAGTCATTATTTCTCCTATTTAAATTTGATGGCGGAAGACTAGCAGAATCGAACTCTTGGCCTCTCGGCTCCACCTGTTTTCAAGACAGGGCTAACATCCCAGGTTAGACAATCTTCCTTTATTTGGCCCAATCTACTACAAGTTCATAAGCCCCAATTTCGTAATCGGACTCATGAAAATCATCTCCTGGACTATAAGAATACCTTCTACATCTAGCATCTATATCATTGTTCTTAGCATAAAATAACACATTTATCTGTCTATCTGTTAGCAATTTATCTGCTAAAATATGTCCAGCTATAGTACCTGGTAGTCCAGGTGCTCCTTTATACGAAAGGGCTAGCTTGTACTCATTACTAGTGGCTTTACGTACAGAGGGCTTATTTAATTTGTTAAATGCTACCATTATTTTGGTCAATAAGGCAAGCTAATAGAGCTTGCCACCTTTCGTAATCTATTACTACTCTTTCGTACTCAAAGTACTCATAGTCAGTTAATTCTACCTCAACACTAGAATCCATTTTCTCTGTTCCTAGAGCTTCGTGAATTGGCTTTACATCGAATAAGACCGTACAAGGTTCACGAACTAGCCAAAGTTTTTTCATACAGAATACTCCACAAATTTAATTCCAGCTTCTTTAATAGCCAACTTACAAATTCCGCAAGGCTCAGCATTACCAGTAGTACCATCTTTCATATAACGCACAATACTAATTTTATGTGGCTTCTGGCGACACTTTACTAGCGCGGCAATTTCTGCATGAAGATAAATAGCCAGGGGATTGTCCGCAAGTTTAGCGAATTTCGCCTGACGAGGATGCGTCTTAGTATAAGAATTCCTGGCCCTAGCAATAATGTGACCCTTGCTATTATAAATAGTCGCTTCTACGTGTTGCTTACACATTTTGCTAAATCTCCATAAGAAATAATATTATAGATGATTTAGCAAAATGAAACAAGCTTAAAAATTTGGTGGAACCTGTAGGAATCGAACCTACTTCAACGGTTCTTCAAACCGCCGCTATGACCACATCAGCTAAAGTTCCTTTGTATGGCGGAAGGTACAGGACTTGAACCTGTACGACCTTTCGGTCGCGAGTTTAGCAAACTCGTGCGGCTACCATTTCGCCAACCTTCCATTATTATATAAGCCTACTTACTGCCTGAACCGCATCAGAGTATTTAGCACACTCTCTGAGTGCTTTCGCAGCTTCCTCTAACAAATCGGCAATACGATCGGGCTGCCCTTCCTGAACAGATTTTCTAGTAGAAATCTGTCTTCGAATTTCTGCTCGTTTCTCTAGTCGTTCAATCAGGTCTTGTTTCATGTTTAATCCTTGGAAAGAGCAGTGAGAATTGAACTCACCTAACTGGTTTTGCAGACCAGCACCTAGCCTATCGGTCATGCTCTCATTATTTGGTACGGGAGAAGGGAGTCGAACCCTCATGCCGAAGCGAGGGATTTTAAGTCCCTTGTGTATACCAGTTCCACCACTCCCGCATTATACTACCAATGTCGAATAACTCCTGATATAATAAATATACAGGTAATCATTTCAACACTTCTAAAGATAAAGTAAAACTTATGTTTTACTATGTAATTAATTGATTTTACCATATTAAAGAACTCTAGTGCTTAGCTACCAGGCTAAGTTAAGGGTCTCACATTTAGAGTTCTTTAATATGGTACGTCGGATGAGACTTGAACTCACAACCTCGGGATTAAAAGTCCCTTGCTTCTACCATTGAGCTACCGACGCATTAAATTTGACTTTCTCTGCACGCCTCATAGCTTTTTTACTTTTGCCATGAGGCCCACTTTTTCGTGCAACCATATGTACAACAAATTTATTTCTCATAATCTTTCCTCATGTAGGGTAAAATGACTTTATAAAGTCGTCTCTAGTAACTTCTACTTTTGAACCATCACCACATTGTAGTATATATTTATGGCTACTGTTGTCTATTATAGACAAACAGTACTTATCTAGTTTGCGAATCCAACAAGAATTAATACTAGGAAGCGCTCCATTATAACATGGATGCCAAGTATCCGTAGTCATAGAATCAATCTTCCTTCAACTAAGTCATTATATTCAATTTCAGATAATTCCTCTATGTAGAAGTCATCTGACTCATTCATTGCTTCTTCTAGCTCTTTCTGGTCATCTTCACCAATCCAGCTGCCATCGGGCCATACATAAACCTTGTAAAACTTACTAAAGATTTTATCCCAATTTGATTGCATTTGCGAATCCGATACTAGACAAGGACGTTGTTTAGAACCTTTAGACACTGGTCTCTCCAACTTTATAGGCTGGAGTAATCCATGGTTGGTATAGTGGTCTATACATATCTGTATTAAAGTACTTATTCTGTTTTTTACAGATAATATCTTCTAGAATTTCTAGAACATCTTCATCTGATAGGTTTGATTGAAGAAGTTTAATAATAGCTTGACGATTCATTTTATTTCCTTTCAAAATACTAAGTCTAGGCGGTAGGATTCGAACCTACGACAACTTGCTTCCAAAGCAAGGACTCTGGCCTGGCTGAGCTACGCCTAGACTTAGTATTCTTGGTACCACGAGAAGGTAACGATCCTTCGTCTCAGCCTTATCAGGGCTTTGCTCTACCTTTGAGCTACCGTGGTCTTATTACTTACTCCTCTTCTTCAAACCCGTCATCGTCTTCATCACCAGTAGGCAAAGTAGACCAGTAGTGTACACCAAGGGCTTCAAAATCAAAATTATCTGGAAAGTCTAGTTCTTGATACTGAAGACCGTCACCACTACCCCAAGTATCTGGGTCATCTTCTTCTAGCTTCTCTAGCTGTTCGATAGTTACATCTTTAAACCAGTTAATTGATTGGGAACCATCACCATTATCACTAAGTGCGAGAAAAACTTTCATTTTTGTTTCCTTTTTCGATTTCAGAAAAGATATTTTACAGTGTTTCTACAACTCTTTCAAGCTTAAATTTGGTATCCTCGACAGGAATCGAACCTGTATCAAAGCCTTAGGAGTGCCTTATTCTTTCCATTGAACTACAAGGACATAGCTAGAAGCACTCTATAATACATTTCAATTACAAGGATTTTCACCTATTCGAGTACTTCTAGATATGGCCCGCCGTGAGAGAGTCGAACTCCCGACCTACAGGGTAGAAACCTGCTGCTCTGTCCACTGAGCTAACGGCGGAATATTTGGTGGGCCCCCAGGGACTCGAACCCTGTGTCAACCGATTATGAGTCGGACGCTTATACCACTTAAGCTTGAGGCCCAAATTGTTAGGGAATCCAGCGAGCCGGATGCCGTGAATTCTCATTTGTAAAACCTAGCAAGCGTTCCATTTCTTCATACTTTGCTGTGGAGATAGAGGTATCATCACCAGATAGTGCAATATAAACTGCTTTAAAGAATAGGTCTGTATTCTCAGCATCTACTAAACCCCTATCCGACTCACCAGTTAGCATATCTGTAGCAAACCATTCGATAATATTTTCATCGTTCATCATAAAGTCTAGTACAGTGTCAGCCATAGTAATGGTTGATTGAATTTGCATTTTGTTTCCTTTTCTCAGAAAGAAATAATATTATACGGTATTAAGCAACTTTAAGCAAGTGAAGAATTTCGCGGGTTTGGCGCAAAGGAAGAAAATAAAAGGCCCGAAGGCCTTTTATTAATCGCTATGAGTTAGTCCAGCTTTCGGTACGTTGGAAGTAGGTACTTCTTTACTAGACCAGCGCCTAGACGCTAGTTCGCGTTTCATTAGCATACTAGAAAATGGTTGACTTAACATCTCAACCATCGAAGTACCTTCACGAACTGCATCAAGATACCGGAACATATTAGGTGACCAACCTGCAAGATGATGCCACCCAGCATAGGGGCTAGCAATGCTAGTTTCGGACGCAGAACAGTCAATGATAACTCTAGTGGCCTGCTTCTGGAAGTTACCTACATTGTAGGAGTGCTTAAAGCTATCCATTTCATTATCTGTTAGGACAATGACTGTATCATATTCCACACCGTCCTTAGTAGCCTCTATTAATCCAGCAAGAAAATCTGTACTTCCACCACCACTGGCTTTTACAAGCTTTTCATAGGTAGAAAATACACGTTCTGAGGTATTAATAGTATGCCGTCTAGCATTAGAAGCGAAACTAATAAGTGTGAATTTCTCACAGTTCTTACTAGCACTTGCTAATACTGCTGACAAGAAGCTTGCGTTCTTAACTGCACGCCCTTCCATAAATCCCATAGAACCAGAAGTATCTAGTAGAACTAGAACTTTGTTTCCTAGTGAAGGTACGTTAACTACGGACGCATCCATAGCCTCAATAAGTGCATTGTTGAGAATCTGACTACCAAGACTCTTAATAGCTTCCATAGAAGCTAGAAACTCAAATGGTAGTGATTTGCTAGAAGCGGCGAAGTCAACAATGTACTTAGCAACCTGACGCTGATGGTCTGCACTAACTCCAGCATTCAGCATGTTACGCAAATTCTTTAAAGTAGCTTGATACCCTAGTACCTTGCGGTCGATTAGGCCTTCCCAAACTTCTTTGGTGTTACCATCACGAGATAGTGCTACTTCCCACGTATCGGGGGTCGATAAGTTACCCTTCATGATCTTGTCAAAAAGGATAGACATATCCACATCCTTAGGAACTGGATGTACGATACGCATTGCGTCTTTCAAAGTAACTTTACCAGCACGATTGTACTTGGCAAATTGGTACTCTGAAAACTTGTTAAAAGCATCACTCAACCCGCGCTTTAGCGCCATAGGCATTTTAGCCTTGTCGCCTAGTAAAGCTAGTAAGTCGGTGATTTGGTCAACGCGACCAACAACTTGGCTTACAAGGGTACGAGTTCCAGCAAAGTTCTTACCTTGAGCTTTCAAAGCTTTAACAGTCTGGTCAACTAGCATGACTGGCATATTTCGCACATTCATTTCATGCCTTGCGTGCACAGCCAAGTTTGCTAGGAAGTTGAATTCATTAGACGCAACGAGCTTAGCTACTATAGCTGAAAGTCGCTGTGCTTTAGCATCAGTGGTTTCGTAAAAGGTATCACGCCCGTAAAGAGTATTAACAACTAATTCATATAGTTGTTCTTTTTCAGGCTTAACATACTGAAGGTTACCATTAGCAGAAAAAGCTTTTGCTAAAGTGTTTGCTTGATTGAATTTTGACATTTGTATAGCTCCGAGAAATAGGTTATTCTAGTGTTTTATTTCCGATAAATGAAGTAACTAGAATTAGCGCAGCGGATTAAGTGGAAGCAGAGAAAAAGTCTATAACAGAAACGGGACGCCCTCAAAGCGGCCCTCGTTAGATGGTGAGGAAGTAACTGTTATATACGCAACTGCTGAATTTTGTTAATATGAGAAAAAGTCGAAAAAACGAATTTTAGGTGCTCTACCAACTGAGCTAATAAGAGACTCCGTCCCTTATACAGGACTCGAACCTGTGACAACCCCATTAGAAGTGGAAGTAAGTCTTTTCTACGCAACATATTATTTGGTGGAGCTTAACAGAATCGAACTGTTATTAACTGGTTGCAAACCAGTGGTTCTCCCATTAAACTAAAGCCCCAAATTGTTTACTTGCCGAATGCTAGAGCAATTGCTCCTGGTTGACGCATACGACGTTGATTTTCCTTAATTACTTCTTTTACTGAACCTACCATCTTATAAAGATGGGTAGCTGTATGGCTTTTGTAAAACGCATCCTCTGCATCTTTATAACTATCACCCCAATATTGGGTGACCAATCCGTTAAAAGCTGCAACGCCATACACAAACTTACCTACAGGTTTTGTTTTAAACTTCAATTTAAGTCTCCGGTGGTGGTACTACAATAAATCTGGATGCGGCCGGGAGTAACGCTCTCCCTCCCTAATGGGTTATGAGCCCGTAGTCAGACTATCTGAAGCCGCAATTTTAAGTAAAGCCCCTTATACTTTAGAAAAGGCCGTGGAGCAACCAATTTCCTTCGTATAAGTGTTGCCAAGGTAGTCCACTCCCTAGGCAGTTACGCAATTAAACCTATTCGCTTAGTGATCAACTAGGCTAGTTTATTAAGCTGTGCTTTACTTAAAAAGGATAGTGAGATAAAGTCTATAACAGACGCGATCAGCAATCTAAAGAAATTATAGTTTCTCTAGTACAATCTTCACTGAAAGTACCAACACTTGATCTGTTGGCTGATTACAACATTTGTGCTCATTTCAACTACTAAGCACTTCTTTAGCATGATATAAGAAGTAGCTGTTATAATCGCAACACTATCCATACAGTCATATAGCTACAATCTTCTGATTATTTTATTTTATATCAAGATTAGCTGTGATACGACTGTTTCGCTGAACTTTCATCAGCTCTTCAGTGGGTTGATAGGCTATCAGATTTACCAGTTCTGATATTATTGTTAATTTAAGATGCCGAAGCAATTAAGGTAACAACCTATTTAGAAATATCTACTAGTAACGTGCCCTTTAGATGTACACGGGATTAGGAAACGACTTACCATCTTCATTCTCGCACTTTCACTACATTAATAGTATTTAGCCTACCTTGTGCCTAACAGTGTTTCCATACTGTTAGTGCCCCAGAGGATAGTACGCAACTATTAATGCTGTAGACATTTCTAAATAATGCTCGTTTCGTGAGCAATCCGCACTTTGTCACCAAAAAGTGTAACAGTAAAACAATTACTCGTCAAACACTTCAAGTTCTTTATCAACAAACTCGGTAGGAACTTCAATATAGCCACGATCAACCATATCGTACCAAACAGCATCGTGTGCGTAAGCAGGAACAGTGAATTCGCCAAACATTTTGTTCTTCCTTCATCAAGTTAGAAAAGATATTATACAGCGTTTTACAACATCAAACAAGTTCAAAATTCTGAAGTAGGATTCGAACCTACCTTCCGTGCCGTTAACTGACTCGGTCTTGTTCCACTATAGATGATTCAGAATTTATTAGCGATTGGCCCAGAGTTCAGCTTCACGCAGCAAACCAGCATTAACAAGTTCCCAGTATTTGTGATCGTGCATCTCAGTTCCTTTTTCGATTTCAGAAAAGATATTTTACAGTGTTTAAGCTATCAAAACAAGTTCAAATTTCTAAAGTTAGATGCCTAGAACAAGAGCTTGAACAATGCTTGCAACAAGTTCAATTTAGTTCTAGTGTCGTCATTGTATGCAAGGTCAGAGCGTTATCCTTACCCTGTTAGGGTGTGGTCATCTAACTTTAGAAAACTACTTTCTAATCCAGAAACCTACTAACATCCCTACGATGGGGCCAATGGCACCGACATAGGCAGCATAATCTATTTTATCAAGAATAAGAGCGTAGCTACTCATACCCATATACCCCAGTAAGACTAGGGCAGTTAGTACTGCTAGCCAATCTATGGCTTTTTTAGTTAGAGCTACATCAAATTCCATACTAGATTCCTTATACCCAGTTATTCGATCTGGGAACGCTTATTCGCTCAGGCTTTCGCGTGGAGCAATAATTGGAGCGGGTATGGGAGATCGAATCCCATCTACACGGCTTGGAAGGCCGGCGACTCTCCATGAGCTTACCCGCTTTATTCTTTATTACGTAAGTATTCTTCTTCGTCTACTTCTTCAACTTCAGAAGAAACTGAGTCATATTCTTCAAACCACTCCTCATCTTCTTCATCAGGAGTGTCAATTAGTTCATAACGAACATATTCTTCATTGTAAGAAATGAGCTGTTCCAAGTCTTCTTCGCGCTCAGCGGGAACATATATCTCATTCCAGCAACCACACCAATGATCTGATTCAGAGCGAATTTTAAAGTATTTCATGGAAGTTCTTTTTCGATTTCAGAAAAGATATTTTACAGGGTTTAAGCTGTTCAATCAAGCCTGAATTTTGTTGGCTCCATCTTTAGGACTTGAACCTAACTCACACGGATTAACAGTCCGGCCGCACGCCCGGTGCGTTAGATGGAATTATTGATGTGGACTCAATGTAACATCTACATAGAAGTCACGCGGATCATTTTCATTTGTAAACCGAATATTATTTAGCTCATCACGAATGATTCGCTCCAATTCGGGGTCTGCAAAGTTATACATATCTGGAATATTGAGGTGTACTACCTTACGTTCCAGCTTACATTCTTCTAGAGCAGCGGTAACAAAACGCATTACTTCATCATTGGCACAAATAATAAGATGCGCCCACTTTAAATGTACCATATCTAAAGGTACTAGAGCGTATTCACTAGAAGTGCCTACGGGCCTAGGATTAACATTATCAAAATCACGAATTAATACTCGTGCAATAGTAGGGCTTCGAAGCAAACCTGCTGAACAAACAGCCAATACTCTCATAAAAGAGCCTTGAAACTCATTCTCACAGTTTGCTAATCGGTTACGATTAATTTGTTGCATACAGTACCTTAGTTGATATGGGTAATTCATGGTGCCCCCTGTACGATTTGAACGCACGACCCACTCCTTACAAAAGAGTAGCTCTACCGCTGAGCTAAGGAGGCATTATTCATTTGGAATTTCGTATATTACGAAATCACTTAAATCTGGTTCTTCAAAGTTTTCTTCATCAAAGAACTCTAGTAAATCTTCTTCTGATATTTCGTCTTCATTATCAATCATCGAACTAATATTATACGACCATGAGATAATAAATTCAACTTAATATTTTTTAAGCTCTTCTTTGAAGACTCTCAAAGCGTCAGCATCTAGACTGGCGTGTGCCCTAAAGACATCCTTACCTACCTTATCATAATGGTTATTGGCTTGCTCATATAGCAAGCTGTAAGTTTCATCACCTAGCTCAGCGAAACGATAAGCGTAGGCTTGAAGCAGGAAGTCTTTAGAGTAGATCATTTTAGTGATTGATAGAGTTGACGGAAAGTACCAATAGGCCAACTCATAGGCATTGGCACTAGAGTATCTTTAACAGAACCATCTTCTTGCTTTTCTACAAAAAATTTGATTACGGGTGTAGCTGCTGAAGATACCATACTTTTAGCAATTTTACGAAGGGCTTTAGCTTTCTTTGCGTTCATTTTGTTTCCTTTTCGATTGAAGAAATAATATTATAGAGTAGTTAGGCAGGTTTAGCAAGATCAAATTTATATACGTGAGACCTAACTAAGGCAATATCATCCATTACCCACCATCTTTGTTCATCAGTTAGAGTTGACCATGTTTCAATCTCCTTCTTATATCGTAGGCAACCAATACATATGCCAGAAATTGAATCAATTTTACAAATTTTATTACATGGACTTATCATTATCATTCCACATTAGGAATAAAGCATTACACATTAAGTGTGCTAGATGCGATTTACCCGATTCAGGGTCTATCTTTTCTCCAGTAGCATAAGAGATAAGATGCCGCATTGCAGCCTTTTCATACCTTGCAGGTTCAATATGCTTCCAGTTATCTCTAGAATACTTCTTAGCTCCAAACTCTAGAACTTCTAGAACCTGCTCTAATTCCTTCCATGGCATCAAAGTCCAGTCAACTTTATCACTATCAAACTTTTTGCCAGTTTCAGTAGGTCTTAATACCCTTGGAGTAGCCGGAGGCTCCTCTGTATCCCTTTTATAGGTTATACCATTATAAGGTACAAATAAAGAATAATTTGTGCATCCAGCACATCTGCTAGACTTCGCGAAATTATCACAATCAGCACAAGTTAAATTCATATAAGCTTTCCTCTCTAAAATCATAGTTTTCATAGCTGTAGCCTCTAGGATTACAGATAAACTTAGTATTCGCTAGGGTTTCATCGTAGTTATCGTGAGTATGGCCAAATATCCATACTTTAGGTAACTTGCTAATTTGACCTATAGTATTCGAGTTAAACATGCACGATTCAATCATTCCACGATAACGAGGATGACAGAAATGAGCACTAGGTACATAGTGTGTGATAAGAATGTCTACTTCGACAGTTTTAATCCACTCAACTGTATCTTTATACTCCTGCATCCACAATTGTGGGGTCATTTGTGGCATATGCATAAAATCATTTGTATAGCGCTTGCAATCTAAAACTGCTAGTGGGTTATACCCATCAATATCTGTCCATAAGGTAGCACCACCGATTTTTACACCATCAAGCTCAATAACTTCTTTTTCTAGTAAGAAAACGTTATCTGGTAGAAATCCATCAAATGCTTTTGGAATACCTCTCCAATCTGCATTACCATTTCTATTAGTCCAGTAATCATGATTTCCTAGTACAAATACTACATACTTAAACTTCGCAGCTAACTCATGTAACCAGTTCATTGTATCTACTAGCCTAGTGCCCGTCCATAGATCGCCGGCTAGAATTAGTGTAGTTTCATCATCATAAGCCATTGGCTTAGGATACCACATGCTATGGTCTAAGTGAATATCACTAAAAACTCTATGCTTCATTACATTTCTCCATTACCCATTGGTTGTTTCATAGGAGTACACAAATACTTTAAATTCTCCCCCATTAGTTTACCCCTAAATCTATCCTCCCGCATAACTTCAATATAGTCAGAATACATTTTAGCACATGGCTCATATAACATATCTAACGATTTGGGGTCGACTGCCGGTTCACTAAGAAGTGCTGCTAGTAGTGCTAATTTAATTATCATAAGATTCTCCAAATTTGAATAACAATTATACGCCCATGTAACTTTAAAAACAAGCCGAGATTTGTGGGTGTTGGCGCAAGGTAAAGTAT